GAGCGCGAGCGAGCGAAAGTGTTTCGCGCGACCAACCCGCGATTCGCGCAGTTGAGCGCGACGCTAAACGCGACACTGCGAGCCTGTTCACCCTACCGCGAAAGCGCAACACGCGCGAGACAGACCTACCCCTCGCGGCCTCGCGCAATTTGCCCTCGCGTTAGCCGGACTCGCGCTCGCGCGGTGGCAATTTGCCCTGCTTAACCGCATGCGAAATACAGACATTTTTTTCGTGGGGGCCAAAAAAAAATCCCAGCCAATTTTCCATCAACCGCTACCTTCAAGGGTATGGTCGCCCTCCCCATCACCAATGGGTCGTCTCATCAGTATCATCAAAGCCGATAAGAAGCCTCACCGCGAAGAGCAAGCGAACGCTGGTTATGCGGCTCTTGCACCGTTCGCAGACGGAATACAACAACGCTACGAGAACAGTGAAATAGACAAGTGGGACTTCTTTTACGAATTACTTAGCATGAACAACACCAACCTCTCGCTACTTCTTTCGCGTAAAATGGATGACGCGCCGGATGAAGACACTCCGGCACTTGGTGATGACCTGCTTGTCAACCGTCCTGTCATAATGCACCTCAAAAGGTTGCAAAATGAATACCCCGAACTCAAACAGTGTCAAGAAGAACACGAAGCAGTTGAGGGTAATGAAACGCTCAATCAAATGCAGGGAGCCACAAGAGGTGTGCGCGATGACATATCGGCTTTTATCGCGCAACCGTTCCTTGATGGTAGAGAAAATACACAATACTACGAGAATGAGTTGAAGGGCATTCAAAACTTGCTGTTGAGCGACGGTAGAGGATTAACACACCCGCTCGGACTCGCGCTGGGTAAAGCCGTTGAATTGTCCCAAGACAACATTCTCCCTACTCCACGACAAGAGAGACAATTAAGCGCAGAAGAGATTGCGGAGATGGCTGACAGAAAGCGACGACGACGCGGTGAAATCGCTGACCCTTCGTTTCAAAGCGACCAAGATAAAGCGGCTACGCGCCAACAAGAAATGCTTGACACAATGTTTCGCAACCCCGAAGAAAAGGTTGACACTGTTGAACGCGAAAAAGAAGTGGGAGAGGACTACGCGAGATTCTTTGAACAGACAGATATGGAGAGGCGCGGTGGAGAGGATGCACCGTCTATTTCGTTAAGAAAGCCCTCGTCAAATATGGTCAATCAACTTGTAGAATTGATACGCACCAATGCCGTTGACACCAGTGAAGCAGAACGACGAGATGCTGAAAAAAGACAGCAAAGAGAACAGCGTTATGAAACTTTCATTGATGAAAAAGGGAATGAAAGACGGCGTGCGAAAGGACGGGGGATAACACCCGATGAAGAAGAGTATGAGCGGCAAGCCGCCGAAATGCGTAGTGAACATACCCTCTCCGCTTTCAATGAAATACAAGAAAAGTTCAACAATTTCATGAGTGATTTGACAGGCAACCCGTTTGGGACTGCGGGACGCGCGGGTCGTTTCGGTGGTGAAATCACCGCGGTTAAATCAAAGAACGCGCTTACACCGTCGCTACGAGAGGCCGCGAAACAATTGGGTATCGCATTGCCTGTTGCTACTGTCCCCGATTTGCTTTTGAGGCCGTTCGTCGCTGGTAAAAATGCATTCAGTAGAGAGGTTGTTGAGTCGTTGACAGAACAACTTGGTCAATTAGAAGACACAAGCAATTTTCATCCTCAATTGATGAACGCAATTCGTAGCGGTGGTGAATTGGATGCCAACAAGGATGACCCACAAGAGGCAATCCCCGACGCTTCAATATCCGGCTCACAAGAAGAGCGCGAAGGTAAAGGGGCAGAAGCAAGAATGGGTGTAGGTGTCACCGAAGAAGGGTTGCGCGACCCCGAACTTGGAGAAAGGTTGGACGACGAAGCAGACCAAAAATATCAACGACAGTTGGCTAAGTTGGAGCGCATGAAATCCAGCGGTTTCATGACCGAAGAAGACTATCAAATGCAAGTGTTGGCGGCACAACTCAATCGTGCGAATAAAAACGATGCAGACGATAAACACCGTATTGACGACTTTGCTGAACTCGGTGGGTTGAGCGGCAACGACTTTGAAGTGGGCCACCCTCTACATGGTGCGTCAACATCAAGCATTCTTCGTGCTACAAGCGACTTCGCATCCAATCTTGTCGGTATGGGACGAGTGTTGAGTGATTTGCGCTTTTCGGCCTATTATCACCAAGACGCGCAGTTGAGGAGTGAAATGGGTGATGTGGATAAACAGTTGGCAGAAATAAATCTCACCGCTGACGACATTCTGCACTTTTCAAATCCGCAAACACTACAAGACAGCAATCGCTACAAAAAATTGGATGAATTGCTTGGTGGCAAATCGCAGATGTTGATGGAAAGAATGAGTTCGCAAATGAACCGACGCATGTCGCGAATGCATGCTCTCTTTCCTCACGATGACCCTGCTTGGCGAACAAAATTGTTGAATGCGGCTATGCGCTACACCAACGCTGACATGAGCGTTGATGGATACAAAGACGCGTTCAAGTATTTGGGTCGTCAATTTACACAGAAAGGTTCACTCAAAGGATACGAGATAACACGCTTGCTACGATACTTGGAACGCACAGGAGAGCGCGAAGCAATGGATGAAGAACATCAACAGAAAGTGATTCATCAACAAAAGAGGTGGCAAAACCATCACAACGCTCTTCAAAGCGCAGGTGAAGATGATGAAGTTTCCGAGGAACACAAACATCACCTCATTGGCGAAGACGAAGAGTGTGTCGCGTGTCATCCGGACCGTTTTGGCAACAGAACAGCAGATGAAGCATACGCGCATTCTCCGAAGAGAAGGGACAAAACGCCTTACAAATACAAAATGATGACCATGCCTTTGTTGGAAGAGTATCAGCAAGGTGGACGAACTGCAAAGTTGAAAGTTTTGGGAGACGAAGGTGAGCGCGCTACGCTTCAAAAAATCCTTCAATACATCTACCCCGATGATGACCAATTCAACAAAAGTAAATTGGAGAGTTTTCAAGCAAGTGCGGCAAAGAAAGGGCAAAAGATGGCGTGGGAAAAGAGAAATGCTCGTCGCTATCGCGCTCTCATCAAGAACGCTGTCGCAAGTGGTAATCCGCGCGCTCACAACATCTACAAACAATTTGGACTCTACAAAACTGCTGAAAATACGATAGCAGGTGGTTCTGCTGGTATGAGTGGTAAACAACTCGCCGCACTCTCATTTTTCCTCAACGACGATGACGCATACGACGCGCATCACGAAAAGGCTCGCGTTCGCACTTTGGTGGCGACACGCATGGATGCACTTGATACTGCACTGACAATGATTGACGCTATCGCACAAGGTGAACTCGGTAAAACATACAAACCGGGAGCGTTGGGCGACGAGGCTACACGACAAAGCATCGCGCAAGAAATCTACAAAGACCCTCAAAATGCGATGAGACTTACGAGAAAAAAATTGGAAAATGTCAAAAAAGAGAAGGAATTGATTTCACAAAATAAAACATGGCGCACCTACGCCAAAGACATTGGTGAATTGAAGCGTGCTGAAGAAGGCTTGAAGCAAAGAAAAGAAACAGATGAAACTGGCATAGAGAGAAAATATCCCGGTGTGTATGATAACCCTCAAGGTCGCGCAAGAATTGAGCAAATGAAAAATGACTTCAAAGCAAAATATGACACACTGGAACGGCAGTTGAAAAATGCCAATAACCGAATAGACAAAGGAAAAGAAAAACTCAAGAGTCAACTCGCTACATCACGAGAAAACCTTTCGCGAACAAATGAATACGCGCTTGGTGCATTTATCAAAGCCGGACCACTGTTGCTGAAAGTTCACGGTATGAAAAACCGTCAAGACCAATTGGAGGGGCTTACTGCAATCATGGATGACCTTTATGGAGACACAGAAGACATCATCTTCGCGGCCCAATCCAACGGCAATGTGTATGAGAATAAATCACACACCATTGATGAATACAAAGATTCGCGCATGCCTATGGGTAAACTTGGTGAAATGGGGGGAACCAACATCCGTGAGTTCACTAATAATCTCGCCGCTCCTATCGTTGATGACATCAACATGTTAAAAGCGCACCGAGCCAAAATGGGTTTCCCATTAACAAAAGAACAGGCTGAACGCGCAAAGGGATTGATTCACGACGGCGAAATGGCTGAACACATTGACAAAGAATTGAACGATAGTCTCGCTCATCTTGTTCCCGAAGGAGAAATTATCAATCATGCAGATGTTCCTCAAGACCATCATAACGAAGAGCCAAACGAAGCGGGGCAGTTGAGTGAGGCTGAAATGAGGAAGCGTCATCACAACTCTCACTTCACGCGCGGTGCGGAAAGTGCCATCCTTCGCAATGATTATGAGTTTATGCCGATTGAAAAGTTGCACTCCAACTGGCGACAACACGCACCAACGCTGTGCGGCACTTGCCACGGAACAGGCCATGTTTCACGAGATGAAGCCGCCACATATCTACGAAACCACATTCCCGAACTCAAAGGTGAAGTGAAGAATAGCGCGGCGATTAACAAATACATGGCTTCACACTGTCGTCCTCGCGATACCCCATCCTATGCTGACCACATACACGCTGATACGATGCATGTTAATGACCACGAACAACTCGCGTGTCCCGATTGCGACCACGAAGACCCCGATGTTATCGGTGGGCGTGTGTCCAACGGATTGTGTTCTCATTGCCACGGACACGGAAAACGATGTGTTGATGACGATGAACACCTCCAAGAAGGATACACAGACGCAGACGGAAACACCGTCAAAGGAAAGAATCACCATTACGACGGCATGACGAGTCAAGGGTTTGATTTGCTCAACAGAATGTTCGGACAAGTGTTTGATGCGCGCTTGAGAAATGATATGCCGGACTTCTTGAGGGACATGATGCCGCGGATTCCCTTACCGTCGCAAGTTTACGCAGACGCACTTGAAAGTGGTAAATACATGAGCCGCGCGCAACTTATGCGAGCGCGAAAGAAACAACACATACCACTCTCAATGGATGATTATGCTCCGGAACTCCCCGATGTGGGACGCAACTACGAAAAAGAAGAAGAAGAAGGCCGCGCCCGCGCCGCTGAACGCGCCAAAGAACTCGCCGCCAATCCAAAGCCCGAACCCACCAAAGAAGCGGGTGAAGAAACACCAGCAAAACAAGCCTTAGCGCAGTTGAACTTTCAAAGCACACATAACGCCTTCATGGATTCACACCACAAAACGGCTCTTCGCGAGCGTGTGATGATTCTTGGTAAAATTATTGAAAGTTTTGTTGCAAAGAGCGGCAACAGTATGACTCAAAACGAAAAGGATGCCTTCATTGAAGAAGCGCAAGATTACATTAACAGATTGCTACAACCCGATTCGCACAGTCTACATAACGATGACATGCATTCACTCAACGATGACCTGCAAGAGTTGCAAGAGATGGCCGAGATGCACTTCACGGTTGACCCGGATGAGAAGGGTAGAATGCCTCAAACCCCAACTTTACCCGTTGATGAAAAAGGTGCATTCAATTTGGGAGTTGATGATGTATTTTCGGGTGAACTACCGATGAAGTTTCAGCATTACCCACCATTGCACTTCTATCACGGTCGTTTCTTAACGCCAACTGAAATAAGCGAAGGTTTGTTTGACCCGTCGCGAACAAATGCGCAACCTCGCGATATTCGTTTTGAGGATATGGAAGACTTCTTCGCCAATAACAAAGAAGCGCGTCGCCTCATTAAAATGAAACAGCGCGAACACGATTTGTCGGATGAAAAATTGAAACCTATTGTAGACTCTATTGGTGGTTTGAAGAACCTACCTATGGTTATGAAAAAGGCAACTGGGCTTGAACATGCTGACCTCACAGAAGTTTCTAATCGCGCTGGAATGCCTTTGGAGAATTACGACATGGTTGAAGAAGGGCTGTCATTCAGCGATGAACTTACCAAAGCGTTCAAAGAAAACGGAGCGAAGGATGTTGGAAACATGCTTTCAACGATACAAAACGGTCGTAGACGAAGTATTGGTGGCGATTACACCTCTAAATTGAATAAGCAGATACGCGCAATGTATCTTCAATACGCTAAACTCAAAGGGTTGGAGATTTTCTTGGCTGACCACGCAAATCCTCTTGACCATCCGTTTATACCCGAAGGGTTGACGATTGAACAATTCGGGCAACAGAAAGAACAATACAACCCCGAATTGTTCTATGACGAAGTAGCAAAACTTTACGGCTACGCGGATGAAAAAAGCATGGATAAAGGTAAAGGTAAAATGGGCCTCATCAAGAAACATCACATTCCGCGCGGTAATCGTGGCGACTTCGTTCTTGACCCGAAAGCATTCAAGGCAGAAGTGATGAGAAACATCACAGAAAAAGTCGGCGACCAACTTGGTTTCAGCCATGCTCAATACGGCAAAGACGGAAACGGAAACCCAACGACCACTATTGAGCCGGTTGAAGTAGACAAAATGCTGGACAAGGGAGAAGCAATGTCGGAACTTGACGGTAGTAAGTTTGATACGATGTTGGATATGATGCGTTATCATTTGCGTCCAAACTGGTCTATGCAAGAAGACCTCACCAAACTGATGCAAGGACAAGAAGGTATTGACGGGTTTGACAACTACGAAGAATTGCAACGCGCTTACAAAGAAGGCGCGCTACCCGATGATGTGATGAAGAAACTTACAAACATGAAAACGATGTCAGCATTCGCGCATCCTACATTGCGACCACACAATTATGATACGATGGCTCATTACGACTACGCAAATAAACAAGTCAATGGTGAACAACAACCGATGGACTTTGATGAACGCCAAGAAATTGCGCGACAAAGGTTTGACGCGAGTGTAGACCGCCGTCGGCCAGCGCAACCGGACCCGAACATGCCGCCGGTGATGCAAAACCCAAGAACGGCATATCGTCAACGACAAGTCGCAGGGCAAGAGTTGAGAGAAGGTATGGCGGCGTTCCCTCCATATCAGCCTCAAGCGCATATTGACCAAAGTCAACAACAGGATTCGCAATAATCTCATATTTTTCTTATAATGATAATAATTGTTATTGTTCTAACAATAATATGATAATATCAATAAAAGGGTGAATCAACATCCTTATGTAGCGCACGCGATGTCGCGATGTAAGGAGGATTATGCTGATGCAACAACAAACCCCCCAAAACAAAGACGAATTACGAGTGCTGGGACTGATTTCATTCGTCAGCATACTCGTTGGATGCGCAATCGCGGTATTTGACGCAGGGTTGTGGTTGACATCACCCGACACCTACACGAATGCTATCACTTACACGATGGGCGCGTTTACTTTGCAAGGTATGGCGTATTTCATCTACAAAATGCTGGCGCAAGACGGTATGGACCAGCGCGCTGTTGTTTCAAACATGCAACGCAACATGACGCGTCAAATGCAAAACCAACAAATGCGTTTTGCTCAAGCGCAAATGGAGATGGAGATTAAAAAACAAGAGGTTGTCTTCGCAAAACAGATGGAGGAATTGGAGAAAGACCCCGAAGTCCAGCAATATCTTGGGCTGATGAACGGTGAGATTGAACCCGAAGCACCTCAACACAAAGCGAATCACAAAAAACCAATGAAATTGGGCGGAGATACGCGCAAACGCAACACTGATGGAACTTACGCTAAGAAAAAGGAGTGATTTTGCGTGGGTTGGCTTTTCAAAACTCCGAGCGATGACGCGACGGAGGCCACTTTGCGGGCTTTGCACACTCAAAACACTCTTGATACCTACTACGAGAAGGGTAAAGCATTGGTGTATTGTATCATCACAGGTTTTGCTACTGCTTTGAGCGTGTCTTTTTTTGAATTGCATTCCGATGTGAGCATTTGGGAGAACACCATTGAATGGTTTTACAACAAAGTGCGCGGATGGGTGTCATAATGGTCGCGACGATGGCAGGTAGCGCGCTGATGGGTGCGGTTGTTTACGGACGGGAACTCTATAACTTCCTCAAACCGCGCAGAATAGGTGTTTATGGACCAACACAGGTCGGTAAAACAACTCTTGACCTCTTTATGCGCACTCCCGGTGAAATGGATGACATTGAAGAGCGCACAATGCACGCGAAACGACTCTTAGGAGGAGGATATGTGCTTCCGAACGCAACACGCAAACGAATCCGTTGGCAAGGTGAGAAAAGAGTTGTTCATTCGTCCGATATTGGCGGTCAACAACGATTTTGGAACCTGTGGATTGACGATATGGTTGATAGGCAGGTAGAAATTGCTGTCTTCATGACCGATACGCGTGTTTTGAAAGGAAACGGAGCGCAGGTCATTGACGCAGTAGGCGGTTTTGAGTATCTTGTGGACGCTTTGATTGAAAAAAGGTGGAACTATCGCTCTCTCAAGTCGCGTTTACGCGGGAAACGCTACTCTCCGAAGCAAATATGGCTTGTCGCGAACAAAGCAGACGAGTGGTGGGACGAAAATGCGAACATTTTGTGGCAATCGGGGCGTTTACGCGAGCATAAAGTGTTCAATTTGCACCGCCCAGCCATGCGAAGACTCCAAAAAGCAGGTATTCCGTGTCGCGTTAGCATGATGGCGACCAAAATCGGCTGGAATGTTGAAAAAACGATGATTGAAATGTTGAATTGGTGATAAAATGCTCGGAAATAAACCCCAAAATGACCTACTTAGGCTTGCCGCACAGACCCAAATGAGCCTTGCACAGATGCAACAACAGGCATCCGCGCAAGCCGCAATGAGCAATGTGAGTGAACATATTGAGGTTCCGCAGGTCAACTTCTACCCTTCACAGCACCCAAACCCCAAAAAAGCGCGAAGAAAGGACATAAAACAGGCATATCGCCTCTTAAAACCGACAAAAAGAAGCATGTTCTCTCCGCGAAGGTGGTTATTCGGGGGAAAATACCGCTATAACACCAATACCATGCGTTGTGTCATTGACGGTGCAGATGTTGAACATTTATTGCGGATGGCTGGTAATATCTACGAACAAATCATTGATGAGGAAACTGGACAGTCATTATGGGACATTTACTTCAAAAATCCGGTCACAGGAGAGGTTGAAGCCTTCGTAGCGCGAGAAAATGTGACCAGCGGACGCAAAATGCGCGGAACATACTGTCCCGAACACCTACACCTCTATCATTTGCTTTGTAAATGGGAAAGAGAAGAAGAAGCGGAGCAAGAAGCGAGTGGAGGAACACTGAAAGCCAAGTTGAAAAAGGGTGTTTCTGTTGTTGCTGTTCCTGTAAATAGCATCAAAAAGAGAGATAACACACCGCCAATACTTGCAAAATACGAACAATTCTTCGCGATGTTGAAACAAGACAACATCCCTATCACTCATTTTACCAATTCCGCAACAGGAATGAACGATTTGGTTATGATTGTCTTTGATATGCGTCAATTTCAAGCAGGGAACAACACAAAATTGCTTCATGACGCACTCGCGATGCACCAATTACAGCAACAAAGTGCGCCTCTCCCTCTACCGCAACAACAAAATGAGGGTAGCGCGTGAGGTGGTATTATGGCATGGTGGTCAAATAACCAACAACCTGTGCAAAATACGGGAACATTGAACCTCGGTTTACCGAATGGACAGCAACAAATCCCCGCTGGTGCGGGCTATGGTGCGGCTGGTGGATACAATCCGTATGCGCCACCTCCACCACCTACTGAAATGGAGATTCTTTCATCAATGATAACCTCTAATCCGATGATTGACAGGTGGCTTTCGGATAATAACGGCGCGAACATGAACATGCTTATTGCATTGTTGAGCAACTTGATGACTGTTTCAATGAGTAGTCTTTTGGCAAATGCGCGCTTGATTGAAGACGGAGACGGCTACAAGTTTGATTTTAGTGGCGTTCAAGGTATGCCGACCGCTGATAGCGTGACCATGAGCCAAACACAAATGTTGAACACGGCTTCAAACAATGTTCAGCAAATGAGTATGCAATTTCAGCAGATGGTAGCCATAGCGAATCAAAGCACAATGCAAACCATGCTGGATGGTGCGCTCGCAGACCCCGGTATGATGCAAAATGTCGGTGGTGGCATCGGTGCGCTGGCGCGTGGTCTTGTAGGAGGTCGCTGAAATGGATATGACAAGTCTCTATGGCGCATTGAGCGACATGACCAATTTGCGCAAATCAGTCGTTGTTGACATGATTATGGTGCAACTTATCGCGTTGACGCTCGGTTGTTTCCTCATTTTGGTTTTTTCCGGACCTAAAATGACTTCAACTGACTTAAGTTGGATTATCGGCGCGCTTTTCGTTTGTTTCAGCGCGACTGGTATCGTCTACCGTCGTCTCGGACAACAAGGTTGACCATTTACCAACAGGACACTCGCTATTATTGAGAATTGTTTTGGTCTTGATGAAGCAACCGCATAGGCCGCATCGGTCGTGATTCCGTTCCGGACATTGACGGCAAATGTTCATTCTTCGTTCACGCTCGGATAACGACGCTTTATTGTTGGCGAGAATGTCCATAGCCGCGCGTGAAAGGCTCTTGGTAGTCTGTATAGTGAGAGGAACACCCGCGATTTTTGGCGCACGACCAAGCCGCTTTCTCATAGAAACGCTCTTTTGCTACGGCTACTTGGACTTTCCTATGGCGGAGCGTATAACGCGAGCATCTTGCAAGTTCTGTCAAGATTCCGACCGCGACGGTCTTGAAGAAATGATGACACATGGTATCATCACAGCAAAGCAATTGGATAAAGACAAAGGTTGGCGCGAAGGAACGGCTGACCGTCATTTTCGCAACCACATGGGCGAATACCACATGGCATCAAATAGTGAATGCAAATTATGTGTGTCTGTTAAACGCGAAGAATTAGAATTGGCGTATTTTAACGCTTCAATGACTGCCGAAGAGATTGCTTTGGATATTCAAATGCCCGAATCCAGTGTGTATCACCACCTCAAACATCACCTCAAACCAGTTGTGCAGAAGGGTGCGGCTGACATCATCATTGTTGAAGCGGGTCAAGAGATGGAAAGTCTGCGCAACAATTTGGCTCGCATGAATGGTGAATTGGGTCATTTTCTTGATGATGCTGACCGAAACGACCCACAGTATGTGCGCAACATCGTTTCGTTGCACAAAGAAGTTCGCGAAACGGTAAAAGACATTATGAGAGTCCAAGAGCGTGCGGCTGGAACTACCAATGAACACATGACGGCACAAACCATCAACATCCTCAAAGTTGAATTAGCGAAAGAGTCTCCCGAAGTATGGGCGAGATTACGCGGTAAACTCATGGGAGGTGATGAATGATGGTTGGTGGACCCGAAGGCGGAACAGCAGGTATGCGTTTCAACCCTCGCGAGAGCGCAGAAGAGTTGCAGGGCGATTCAACTGTCGGTCGCGAAGATTCCGATGAGCGCGCACGAGATGATGCGAAGAAGCGTGAAGAACAAGAACAGCGCGCACATAAGTTGCAAGGATTGCAACACATGAAAGTCAAAATACCGCAAAAAGACCCCGATGACGAAGAGGACAGTCAAGTGAAACAACAGGCTGAATTGAGTCAACTCACAGGACAAGTCGGACAAAGTGAAGCCAACGCTGGTGCAAACCCACGCGCAAGCGGTATGGGTATGAACATGATGCTCTCCACCGCTCCATTCATTGACGATGCATTTGAAATGATTCGTAAGAAAAAAGATGCGCCGAAGTTTGATACCGATAAACCGCAGAAAACGACTACAATTCAAACAATTCGCGCTCGTGAACGCGCCAAAACTGGTAAAAAACGGAAAGCGCGTAAAAATGTCACCACCGAATCAATCAAGCGTAAGCGAAGAAAAAAGGGTAGCGGTGTCCGTCTCAAAGCGGGGAACATACGCCAACCGCAATACATGGCAAGTATGAGTGCCGCTCGCGCTCCGTATGCTTCGTTTGGTGCGGGATACACCTACCGACAACGAACAGCACCCATCCGAGTTGGTGGTGCGAGTGGTCGTTCACGAGCAAAACAATCTTACTCCGACCCAAGACAGCGTGAAGCGGAGGCTATGCGACAACAACAGCGTCAAAGTCAACCCACACAAGACCTTACACCACCTATTCCCACAGTGACTCCGAAGGCGCGAATACCGAAAGCAATTCGCGGTTCTCGTGATTCACGACCACACGGTAAAGCAATGCGCCAACCACGCACAGCAAAAACACCGGGTGGTAAAATTATGTCCGAAGCAACATCGCTTACTGGCGGTGCTGGTGGCATAGGTGCATCCGACGCTATTCTTGCATCCGAGGAGTTCTTGAAAGCGCGCGCACAGCGTGTTAAAATTACCAATCGCATTTCACCACGCGATAAAATTGAATATCGTCAACTAATAGACCAACTCAATCATTTGTTGCGACGCATGATGCGGAAAGAAGACAAATCCATGCAAGGTGCGAGTGAAGGACCAAGTGATAACGCGTCGGGTGGTTTGACATCCGCTCCAACGGGTGCGACGGAGACTGACCCCGATGATGACGCGACACGCTGGGGCGCGCATCCGTATGACTTGTATGTGCGAAGAGGTGGACATTGATGAGTGATATTATTCTCAAGGGTAAGGGTGTTTGGTATCTCAACCCCGAAACGGGTGAAATGGAGGACATGACTTTTCCTCCAAATGACTCCGACCATGAGGATTTGTCTCACTTTCACATTCACTCCAAAACCGGCAAACCATTCAATGAATTGATTGAATCGGGGTTGCTTGGTTTATTCCCTATGGAGATTGCCGCACGCATCATGGCGCGAGAATTGATGCAAAATGGCTACACAGGCGAAGGTGGGGTTCGTCAAAAACCCTCATCCGAACAATCAGCAACGCGATTAGCGCATACCATATTCAATAATGCCACCAAACGCTTCAATAAAATTAAGCGCGAAAATGGCGACGATTTTCATATTCTACCCACACCGTTTAGCGACAGTGGTATGCTTCACCCCGATTACAAAAACAACCACTACGGCGGACACCAACACAAGCGTATTCCTACTGCTCAACGCAAAACCCGAACAACTGATGGAAAACTCATCAATAACCACGCACGAAACGAGACACACCCCGAACTCGGTCAACACCTTGAATCCGCCGCTCTTCACGCCGCTAAAGAAATACAAGAAGAAGCCGAGAGTATGGGTTTGAAAAGCACAATAGGCGCGGGTCAAAATGTCATTGAACCTCAACAAATCACCAACGGTGTCACGCATCGCTATACATCCAACGACAAAGACCCTACTTCACGCGACAACACCAAATATCCTTCTCACCACAAGGATTTGCACGCTCAAAGTGCGGCATACGGTCGCATTTCACCTATGGACATTGTATCCATTCTCCCCAACGACTTCTTCGCACCTTCAACCGCTGGTGGTATGTCAAGTAGAATAATGCACGATTTAGAAGGTATGGGCTACAACCAAAACACGGCTCGCCAAATGGCGCGCGCACCAGTCAACCAATTGCTCTACGGACGAGGTAAAGACGGAGCGGCGACAGGATTGCGTAAGGTGATGAGCAACATGCGCGCGGGATTGCAAATTGATAGCAATGATGAGATACATGCTATGTTCCGAAACCATCGCGACCATGTTGCTCCTATGGTTGATGCTGGTAATGACAAAGGCCGTCAAACAGCCGCCATTGAGATTTTAGCGATGTTGAAAACAGCCGAGCAGTTGGGCATTGACCCCAACAAGTTTTCAGCAAGACCAACCTCCGAATCAAACACCAGCAATTGGCGCAATGTAGCACTTCAAGCAGGTGGTAAAGAAATTGACATGGAGGCGTTGGGAGTGGTGGATGAAGGACACTCTTTGCGCGGCAATGTGTCGCGAGATACAGAACATCGCTACGGTGAGTTCCCTGCACATTTGAGCGGTGGTGCGCTTGGAGATGACCGACCTGTCGCTCCTGTCATGCCGAAAGAGCCAATGAGCGCGCCACCAGCAATTGATACAACTCAAGAGCCGATTGGTGATGATATGCCTCCACAAGCAGTAGCGCGAGAGCCTATTCCGTTTGACCCATCACAAGGACAGTTCGGCAACCCGCTTGACTTTGGAGAAGATTTTCAATTTTCCGATGACGACCCTATGGGTGTTATCGCGACCATCATGGAGCGTGTGCAAATGCACGACGCTGGTGGCTCTTTGATAACCAAGTATGACCCAATGGACGCATACGATATGCAAAAGTTGAGTGGTAAAGTCGGTGTATCCAGCACAACAGTTCGCGCGATTGCTATGTCGCTTGGTGATTGGGGTATCATTGCGAAATCCTTTAACACTACGCATGATGTGGTTCGCGCTATCAAGAGGTCTTGCGGGGGCTTACTACATGGTTGATAATTGGGAGATTGAATGGAACGACAGCATGCTTAAGCATGGTAAAGAAGACGGAACTGTTGAGTTCATTATCAATAAAGGGGGCAACCTTAGCGACATCAATTATGTGTTTTTTGGCGTTGAGGATAACACTTGGGAACCGCTTATCAAAGCAATCGCGGAACGCGATAATTCACACCCCGACATCATTCGGAAACAACCTGCGTTTAGCCAAAACTTCACCAATGACCAGTTGATGGCACAAGGTGGTGGACAAAACTTTTCTCAAAACTTACAGGGTATAGGTGCTGGACAGCGGTTGTCCGAAGCACAGGCTACTGGTCAACCCTATCGCGGGCAAATGCGAGATTATGCTGTGAGTGGTCAACCTATGATGGCCGCTGGAACGGCTCTCCGGAATGTCGCTTCACTTGGTGGCCTCATTAAACCCGGAGTGCGTCAACGCATGAAGGACAGATTCGCGACGGCACGACAACTACCCGGCGCGTTCCGCGATTATCGCCGAGCATCATCCGAGCGTGACAACCAAGCGGCGCGACGCACTCGTCTTGAAGGCGCGCTCGCTGATACCGAACAACGACGACAACAAGCCATGAGGCGTTATGTCCCCGGTAGCCAAGGTTATGATGAAAACATGCTTGCGTTTGAAGGTGAGCAAAACCGACGATTAGCGCGAGACTTTAACATTGACCCTATGGATGATGAAGAAGGTAATCAATTGACAACGCAACAAGCAATAGACAGACAAATTGCTGACATAACAGCGGGTGCGAAAAAGCCGATGCAAGGGCGATTTGACCGCGCACGACAAATGCGCGACAGAAAGCGAGCGCAAGACGCGGGTGTAGCATTCCGACCCGACATGATGCGTGGTGCAGAAGAAGAGCCAGCCGTAGAAGAAGAAGAATCCTTAGAAGAGATGCAACCGGGGACACAGGAGCAAGAAGAAAGTGCGCTCACTGACACAGACCCCGGACCGACTGGTATAGATTTGAACTTTGGAACACCACCAGCAACCGAAGAACCACCGGCTCCTCAAGCGGGGCCACCGACACCGGTTGAACCCGAAGCACCGGCTGAACCAGCCGCACCAACACCTTCAAAAGCGGATGAAGCGGCTAAGTTGTTTGACAAAGTGCAAGAAAACAAGCGCAAGAGAATGGCTATGGAAGGCGGTGGTGGAGAAACCGCTATGGCGACCGAAGCCGATGGCGGACAACTTGGCCGAATCCGCGATTACCTTACATCCAAAGAGGGTCGCGAAAAAGGACAGTATTACGGCCAGCGCACGATTGGAGAAAAAGGTAGCCAATCGGGATTAGCACAGCGCATGATGGATGCAGGTTTTGACCCTGCCGACACCGCGATGAAAATTACACAAGAAATGCTTGACGGTTTTGGTCTTAACCCCAAATCGCGACAAGGAAAGTATTTCATGCAAACGCTTCAAGCCGACCCGCGATTTCAACAGGCTATTGCCGCTGGTGATACAGAAGGAGCAAAAGACATCGCAGAAGAAAAAACCAAGGGTATGAAATTGAACTTTGGTGAACCAACCGAACAAGAAGACGACGAGGGCGGTATGTCCGAAGGTGGTGCGTTCAAAATGTCCTCGGATAAGCACCAAGCGGCGTGGGATTCACTGTTGAAGGGGTTCAAGATTCGGTGATGAAGTGTGCAATCCCTATCACTTGAAGCAATTGAAGAGATTGACTTTGAGGTAGCGAAGCGCGATTTTAGATTCTTTTTTGAAGAGATACTCGGTTTTCAATTATCACATCATCACGAAGACTGGTATAACAACCTTGAAAAACGCAAACGATATTGTGTCAAAGCGGCTCGCGACCACGGTAAATCAACGCTCTTTCTTGGCTACATGCTGTGGAAAACAGCGTTTAACCCAAAGACCAAAGCCGTGTTAATTTCACACAGTCTTCATCAGTCCATTCACCACATGCGCACACTCAATGACTTGATTGATGGAGTGCCGTTCCTCGCGAAAATGAAGAAAGCAGATTCTTGGTCAAAGACATTCTTCGGTTTTAGCAACGGCTCCAACATTAGCGCGAAGTCAGTTGGTGGTGCTATCCGTGGTATTCACCCCGACCTCATCCTTTGCGACGACATTCTGTGGGGAACGACTGATACTGAACTCGCTCGCGTTGCTTCATGGTTCTACGAGGTTCTTGTTCCTACACTTCACCACACATCCAAATTGATGATTGTCGGGACACCGTTTACACCAACTGACCTTTACACGGAGTTGGAGAGTAGGGAGGGTTATCTCGTTGAAACCTACCCTGCTATCAACGCCAAAGGTGAGGCTCTTTGGCCGGAGCGTTGGGATTTAGATTCTCTTGATGCGCGTCGCAATGATATGCCAGCCATCGCATTTGCTCGTGAATACTTGTGCGAACCAATGGACGATGTGAGCAGTTTGTTCCCTTCAACCATTCTGCAAGCCGCAAAAGACAACACACTCAAACTGATTGAACGCGAAGTAGGCGACCCCGATGACCAATACTTCATCGGTTGGGACCCTGCTATTTCTTCGGACCGCGCGGCTGACTATACTGTCATGGTGGTGCTTCGTCGCCCATCAACCAACCCCGAACTGCTTGAATTGGTTCACGCGGTTCGTCGCAAGAATATGGACTTCCGAACACAGATAATGGAGATTCAAAGACTCAACGCGAAGTTTAATCCCGATGTTATTGAACTTGAAGCCAACAACTTTCAGCGTGTGTTCGCTACTGAACTACGCGCAGATACAGACCTCCCTATCAAAACATTCATCTCCACACGCCAACGCCGTGAGTCTCTTCTCATGGGTTTGGTGTTGCGCTTTGAAAATGAGCAGATGCGATTGCCGTGGGGTGATGACCGTTCACGAACGATGATGTCGGAACTTGAACGAGAGTTGCTTATGTTTGGTATGAGCAAGAAAGGTCGGCTTGACAGTATTGGTAGGCACGATGACTTTGCTATTGCTCTCGCGTTGGCTCATTGGGCCACCACGGAGTTCCGTGAGCGCATTGTGGACTTGGATGAAATAATGGAGGGGTTGTTAGATTGATGTATCCTTTTACTGAATGGGGTTTTTGAATGGCTTGTAATTGTGAGTTTTGCGTAGGCGGAGAAGCCGCGTTCGGCTATCTTGAGAAGAAACTGTGTCCGGCGGGTAAGGCCGCGGCGAAGCGTAAGTTCAAAGTTTATCCAAGCGCGTATGCAAATGGATGGGCTGTTCAATACTGTCGCGGCAAGTTCAAGAAAAAGAAGGGAGGCAAAAAGAAATGATTCCTCTTGAAGAAGCGTGGGCTTTGATGAAAGCCAAGAAAGACGCGCCGAATTATCGCAAGGCCACAGGTCCGAAGAAGTGTGGCAACTGCAAGGCGTGGGACGATTCAGCAACAGAAGACCCTCAAACGGGCTACTGCAAGTGGTATGATTTTACTTGCAACAAAGAATATATTTGTGATGCGTGGGCTGGAAAATGACGGTTGAGAAAAACTTGAATCGTTGGTTCAAGGAAAAGTGGGTTGATGTTTCGCGCACAGGTAAGGATGGTAAGCATCCTCCCTGTGGGCGTTCTAAGGCAAAGAAGGGTAGCAAAGGATACCCCAAGTGTCGCCCCTCCGTCAAGGTATCAAGCAAGACTCCGAAGACCAGCGGTTCTATGTCAGCAGGTCAAAAGCGCGCGGCAACGAAACGCAAGCGTAGCAAGAAACAGGGCGTAGGCGGAAAGCCCACCATCGTTAAAGGGATGGACGAGGCGTGGGTGTTCATGAAGGGTCGCGGTAATTATCCACCATGCCCTACTCCGGAGAAGAACAAATACGAATCACCCGCACATGCGGAACGCGATAGAGACTATCAATCGCGCCAATCGGGACGACCGATTTCAACATACCCATGCGTATGCGGGTATCATCATTTGACGAGGGGATAACATGACAGAATACGAATACATAATGCATGAACCAATAACAGCAGAAGAATTAGCAATGATGAACGACGACGACATCGCGAAAGAGGTGTCGTTTTGCACATGTTGCTCACCGTTTGACATTGCAAACACGGTGTTGAAAGCGAAGAAAAAGAGCAAGCCGTTTCACGGATACAATCCAAACAAACACAGTCGCAAAGGTGGACTGAACGCGAAAGGTCGCGCCGCGGCAAAGCGAAAGAGTGGTGCAAACCTCAAACCTCCGGTCACGACAAAACCAAGCAAACTAAAACCGGGCGGTAAAAAAGCCAAGCGTAGAAAGTCTTTTTGCGCGCGAATGAGTGGCGTTAAAGGTCCAACCAGCAAAGGTGGTAAGATGACTCCGAAAGGCGCGGCGTTGAAAAGGTGGAATTGTTAATGACCCAATCTGTTGAGTATCACTATCACACTTGTTGCTACACAACAGATAAGGTATATCCTTTTGGATTTTGTAAAAAGTGTTGGGAGAAAAACGGTAGTCCGCAAATAATGGCTTGGAATGAGAGAAAGGTGAATCGCGTTGAAAATTGATTTATCGGACTCCAACCTGTTCAACGATAATCCGTTGTTGAAGAATGTCATTGAGGGTCCTACATTTGGTGATGCGCCTATGCCTGTATCTCAAGGTCAAGGTGAAGCCAATGCCAACCCTACACCTCCACGCCCAAATCAAATTGAAGAAGGCGAAGAGAAGAAGAAAATACGGGAGCAACTCAATCGTTCTCTCCCCAAAGGTGGTTGGTTTCAGTCTATGTTTGGTCGTGGTGCTGGGGATTTAGTGAAAGACCTCCGCATGGCGCGACGCGAACACAAAGAAATGCGTGAAGCCATTGACTATGCAATTGACGCTATCCGTATCGCAAAGAAGCAAGAAGTAGAGGCTACGCTTCAATCCATTGATTGGATTGGTAAACATGAGCCGACTGTTCGCAATTTGGGTATCAGTGAAAGAGATTTACAAGCGTTGCGGAAACACGGCAAATCACGCGAATATGCGCTTCGTCGTGCTTGTGTTCAATGGGAAAGAGCCAATGATTCAATCACAAAATTGTTGTTGATTGAAGGTGATTTCAACGATGAACAAAGGCAACTGTGGGTTGATTGTCAAGAGGTTAAAAAGAACGCAAAAAAGGAATGGAGGAACGCGCTTCATTCTATTGATAACATCAAAAAAACGGATGCTATTTATTTAACAAAAGCCGCTACAATTCTTGAAGAGCGCGGTCCTTTACCTACAAGTGAGGTTTTCGCGAGCATGGATAAAATCAAAAATCTTTCAATTTCTCAACTAAGCGCGCTTTTCAAAATGCATGGTGTAGAATACGATATTGAAAAGGTCGGCGTTGGGTGGGGTATTGTTCGCGATAACACAATGGTGTTCAAGGATGTTTGGGCGTATGCGGCTGGTTTCCTTGATGCTGACGGATACATCACCATCACCAAACGACTTGAGCCTCGTGCTGGTTTCATTGCAACAGGTGAGCGGGGTAAGTTGCATTGCGAACAACTACACAAAGCACTTGGATGTGGCGTGCTACAAACTGATTTGAAAATCCACAAGAACAGCCGACGCACTCAACACCGTCTTCAATTCTATTCCGAAAACGACCTTCGTTCACTGATGAAAGGTATCCGCCCACATCTCCGCATGAAAAAAGGACAGGCTGGCGCAGTCCTTGAATTACTGGATTTGCGCGGTCGCAAAACTGACATCATAAAATCAAGACGCGACGAACTTTATCGTGTTGTCAAATGGTTGAATTGGAAAGATGTTCCCGATAAGCGTGAAGAGTTGTTGAAAGAGTGGAACATTGATGAAGCGGGAGTTCATGCGATGTTTAGTCGGGACGGTGAAACCCTTCGTCTTCTTGACGATGCCAACCGACTTGTGGAGATGATATGATGGCCGAAGAAAAAGGAATAGTAGGGCGTTTTTTGTCTTCGTTGACCAAACCATTTAGCCGTAGAACAACCCCCGAACCGCAGATGCCGCTTTGGAAAACGGGTATTCAAGAACCTGTTCTCGTTCAAGGTGTATCCATACCTGCTCTTTATGCAACAGTGCAAGAATCCATCATCCTCCGAACGACTATCAACACACTATGTCAAGAGATTTTTCGTCGCGGCTATTATTGGGAGAAGAAGTTTCACAAGAAATGCACCAACTGTGAAGAAGAATACCAGCATGACACGATTGACTCGTGTCGTATTTGCGGCAATAAAAAGTTTGAAAGCCCCGATGCTGACCAAATCCTATACCCGCGATGGTTGATGAAACAACGCAACACTATGGACCAGTCATTTATTGAAGTGATGAAGGAGATTGAATGGGACTTGGACATCGTTGATGACGCGTTTTTGTTGCTTATCAAAGAGTATTTCATTGACCCTCAAGACGGCAAAATAGAGTTTTTCCGCGTCAAAGAATTGGTTCGTGGCGACCCAACATTCATGCGTATTGTTGCTGATAAAGCAGGTAAGCGCGGAGGACGATACCTTCTGTGTCCTGTCCACCGCGACAAAACCTACCCCCACAACGGCGACCACAAAAAGTGTGAAGTTCACAATTGTGGCTTACCTCTTCAAGATGTTCACTACATCAACACTGCCGGTAGCGGAAAGACGCAATACTACATTGACGGTGAAGTGTTGCACATCTCCAAGTTCAATCCGTCAAAATTGTATGGCCGCTCACCTGTCGCCAGCATGTGGCGACAAGCGCAATCACTCACTGCTATGGACAATTACATTTACCTCGCGTATCAAAAGCGTCGTATCCCTCGTGGTGTTCTCGCTATCACCACTGATAACATTCAATCTACCGCTTCGTTTTGGAAAGGAGCAGAAGAAAAAATGGAGCGCGACCCCCACTACATTCCTAAAGTCGGCGTTGAATCAGCGTCGGGACGCGGTAAAGTTGAGTTTGTTCGCTTCATGGATAGTCTTGATGAAATGCAATACGCGCAAGTCCGTGATGAAATACGAATGCGTATAGCGGCTTTCTATGGCGTATCCAATGTTTTCATGATGGATAGTGGTAAGTCCGGTGGATTGAACAACGAAGGAATGCAAATCCTTGTCACGAATCGTGCTGTTGAATCGGGGCAGAAGTTGTATTCACGCGAGTTATTCCCCCGCTTGCTTGACCAAATGGGTGTTCATGACTGGATGCTCACACTCTATCCAAATGAAGAAGAAGACGAAATTACGCGACTGCGACGCGACGAACAAGAAGTCAACATCGCACAGCGTATGCAAGCACTTGGGTTCCAACCCGAATTAACAGAAGACGGCGGTAGCGACATACGATTCACTTACACAAAACCCGACCCACAAGAAGCCGCTATGCAACAACAGGGTGGCGGCGCGATGGGCGGAATGCCACCGGGTGGCGGTATGCCTCCGGGTGGCGGTATGCCTCCACCTATGCCGCCGGGGGGCGGCATACCTCCACAGGGTGGGGGTCCAATGATGCCGCCCGGCGGTGGGCTTCCTCCGGGCGGTGGAGGACCTCCTCCGCAGGGAGGCGGTCAAATTATGATGATGGAGAAGGCAATCGGTCTTGGTGAAGGCACAGGTCAGCGCGACCGCGGCCCTGCACCAATCAGTTCGGAGACACAACAATCCGGCGCGCCTTCAAGCAAAAAGAATCAACGCGGTGCAAAGAAAACACCTATTGAACAGGCTCTTGATAGCGTTCAAGCCGCGAAAGACCCAACTGCTAAACAGAAAGACAGTGGTTTCCAATAGGTTAAAGTGGTGATGCGTCTTCGTCGGAGCCATGAGCCTATTGCAGAAGATGGACCCGATGGTGCGCAAACTTGAAACCGCTGTGTCGGAGTTTAAGGTTGCACTCGCGAACAACGACCTTGTATCAGCCGAACAATTCCTACGAAGTATTCAATCAACCAGCGATTATCTCGCGGATGATGTCGGTCAAATCTACAAATCACAAACCGGTCAAAATGACCGCATTCTTGGTGTCAACGATATGTTCGCTGGTGGCGCGCCTGTCATGCAATTCAACAGCACTCAAGGTGTTATCGCGAAATCTAATGACCGACCAATGGGCTACATCGGCCCCGACCGAATCGGTAGCCACTTCAAGAAGCAAGGACAGGTGTGAGCGTGTCGGAAGAATCCGGAGACGCTATGATGCTGATGAAAGCACTCATCAGCAAAATGGAGACTATGGATGCTGAAATCAACGCTATGCGAAAAAGCATGGACACTCCCGAACTTCTTCTTAAGCGCGCTGGATTCGTTCGCGCCAACACTCCCGCAAACGAGGATGTTTGGGGCGACCCACTACGAGGCGACCGCGATTCAGTTATCAGCAAAGCCGCCGCCGCTATTGACGATGCTGGTATGAATATGCCAGCGTCAAATGAAGAATGGCATGAGATGTCATGGGATGAGATTCACGCAATGGCTGACACAGCCGCGCAAGCAGAAGGAAGGAGGATTGACCAATGAAGCCAATGAAAGTTGAAGCAGGGCAACTTGCCCCCGATGTAGATGAAATCATCAAAGAGGCAAATGAATTGATTGCCAAAGTTGACAAAGAAACGAAAGACTTCGGAACAGAAAGTGGCGACCTTTTTGCAAATGTCACAGGCAGTGAGCCAGTCCGCACAGGGTATTACGACACCAATCAACGACGAATCACGGTTGAGGATGTCAAGAAAGACAACCCAAAGACGGAGAACATCACTTTGACTCCAATCGGCTATCCATATCCACTTGAGGCACGCGAGAACAAGAAAGGCGACCCGTCCGATAAAAACCCAGCCGGAGCATATACCATCACCGACTACTCTTGAGGTGATGAAGTGTGCGCGAAGACGCTGGTCAATATCATCGCCGTGTGATGAATGAGTTCATCAATGCCGTCATCAACAAAGAAGACGCACGCGAAGAAGCGGTCAATGTTTTGCTAAGTGCAAACAACTTAGAAAACAACGGATTCACGCGTATTCTGTTGAAGAATGAGGCCGAAGAATATCTCAAACCCTCCACAGTGATGTCGCAATCCACATCAGCAACGAAGGATATTTTTTCATCTCCGCGTGGAGATACCCTCCAAGAGCGCGCACCCGCTCGTCATTACAAACAGATTCCCGTATTCAATGAAAAGGAACTTCTTAATGCAATCAAAGTCGCGTTTAAGGATGAAGACGAACTCCCCCTTGACAAAATTGTTCGCAAGTATGTTGGTTGGCGTATGCACACGATGCAAAACCCGGAACGAGATGGTGATGTTGTTGGCTCTCATTCTAAACTTGATGCGGCAAATCTGTTCCCTCAACGCGAAGGAAAAGCATCGTATGGTGAGATGCCTGTCTTTCAACATCTTACGCGATATTTGTTTGGAGGTAAAGGTGAGAATGCTGAACGATTGCATAAAGCAATGGTGAAGACCGCGAAAGGTATGCATCCGAAAGCAAAAGAACCACACATGTTTTCCGATTGGGTCGGCAATAACGCGACCATGATGCGTCTCTTCAACATCGGCTACGACGATTTCAAGCGCGCATACCTTGAAAAGTTCCCCGAAATGCAGAAGTTTTTCACAGACCCGGAAGCCATCAATCATTATATTCGCGTCAAAAATTGGGAGAATGAAGGCATACCTCGCGACGAAGTGATGAAAGTTTTGTTCAAAGATGATGGTATGCCTCGTCAAGTTTACGAGGATGAAAAAGAATCTCCTGTGCAACGGTTGAGAAAGATGGCTGACAAATACAATGACCAACGCCGTGTGCCGAAAGAAGGTGAACGCAATTTTGGTCGCGTTGGTATTGACGCTTATCGTTTAGGTATCGCTATGCTCCCGTATAGCCAAATCTACAACATCATGAAGTGGATGCTGGTCACGAACGGTGGGACAAACAGCGAGGGTAAAATTGATGACTCATTTTTCGCCAACCGACAATATGGTAGCGATATGCGCGGCTACATGGCAAACCACGCTTATCTCATGGATAACATGATTGACACTCTTTACGCTGGTGGGGCTGGGCGAAACGGATACAACCAAACGCTACCCAATCATTACACTAAAAAATACAAAGAAACGATTGCGACTGATATTGAAAAACGAAGTCAAAAAATGAAAGAGCAGTTGAAAGAAAACAACTGGCAAGGATTAGCACCCGAAACCATTGAGCGCGCTGTTGAATATGTCAACTTCAACAATTTAGCAAAACGATACGCTGATGAACACGATGCTGAAATTGTTGAAGACGGTGGTCGCTATCCGCACATCAAGCGAGGTGAGCATGGTGATACTATTCACATGAAAGAGAAACCTCCCGATTTGCGCAGTTTGAATCTTCACAACTTCTTTACTGATGATGAGTCGGAGCGTATCGCTGAACGCACACTGATTGCTTACGGACAACAAGAGTTTGGTGATTTATTGCGTGAAAGTGTTCAAGGATACACGCACACGCATAACACCGCAGATGAGTTTGACATGCTTGAAGAGCCACAGTTCGCTGAACCCTCACCGCTTGGTATCGTCATGCAGGGTGTTGGTAGCCGCCGCGGGAACAACAGTGGTGAAACAGGTGATGTGCAAAACGCTTACGACGAAGGATTTGGTAATGTGTTCCGCGCGCCGTTATCACAACGCACATTTTTGATACCTTCGCGTCCGGAGCGAGACGCTACCGGCTCAAAAAGAACTGTTGAACAGAAAGATGTTTACGACCCAGCGAAGGATGTAGACGGTTCATTGCTTCTTGATTTAGAAAATGCGTTGGAGTCTCGCGATGATGAAGACGCGGAAAAATTGATTGAGCAATTCAAGAGCGGTAAAGCAGTTCAACTTGACATGCCGCGACAAAACCTCTCGCTTGAAGAAGCACTTGATTCTAAAGGAAAAGGTGTGGTATCGGACATGGATGGGACTACACCTAAAGAAGCACTTGAGGATTACATCAAGGATATGCCTTCACCAAGAACACCATCCACAGCGGGTTTACACTCATTTTACATGGCGCACAGTGATTTTTTGAACAGCGGCGACATGGATGACTTTGTAGGTTTCTTGAGCCTTGACGGTAAAAGAAGGCGTGGTTCGCGTGTTGCTCTTGACACGCCTATGCTGGGGTTGAGAAAAGAGCGCATTCGCTCACAAAAAAAGGGCGGTAAAAAACTCTACGAGGCTCGGCACGCTCCGGGTTATCACGACCAAAAAAAGAGTGATGAAGCGCGAAAGTTTGGATATGAGAAAGGAACAATGCCTCACATAGACCGTTTACTCATTGACTTTCTTTTGCATGGTTCACATCTACCTCTCCATGAGTTTGATGAAGCAGACCAAAAGCAATTTGAAGACTTGTTGCGCGAAGACCACGAAGACCGTTTTTCCGCGCTAAAACAAATGAATCACAGGGATGTTATCGGTGAAGGTGGTCGGACTGGTAAGGATATGGTAAATGACATTGTGCGCGACCGTGAACCTCCGTCTCAACTTGCAATTTATTTCAAAGAGGACCTTGATGATTACATTCAAAATCAATTTAAAATGAGTGAACCGTATTCACTCCCTCCTACTCAATCATCAAACATACGCACGCGACGAGCATTGTTGCAAGAACTCAAAACGCTTGATATGCAATACCTCAACGCTAAGGATGAAAACACAAGAGGAGAGCGCGCGAACGAACTTGAACAGTTTATCCAAATGAAGGAAAGACTTGACAACGACGACGGTGTGCCTCTCTCTTCGTTGCATCAACACGGAACAGAAGAAGAACCCGCAGTTTCATCTCTTGTTGTTGCCCCTTCACCGTCGTATCTCGCGTCTATTATGAAAGCGCAGTTGGCGAAAGCAATGCGTTTCGCAGAAAAAAGTGGTGATAACAACACCAAAGAATTGATTGAACAAAAATTATCTCAAGTTCGTCGCGCTACTCCACCCGAAGATGGTGGTGAGGCTGTTTTCAATAACGAAGATAAACGATTACGCAATGAGGTGCAAACAGTCAACGCAACTGCAAAAATCTTCAAAGCAATTCGCCCCGCGATTGAGAAATTATTCCCCAATGTATTCACCGAAGGCAACGACAAAGCCTACGCCGCGACTGCTTACACGCTGAAACTTGCTGAACAAATTGCTATGCTTGACCCCGACACGCGCGGTCAAGTGTTTGAGAACGGTATATTCTACGGTGGACAAAACATCCCCTTTGACTACCTTAGTGATGATGAAAAAGACAACCTTGCGAATCTACATGTCTCTCGCGAGAAACACAAAGGTTCAACAGATATGGCTGAAAAAGCCCTTGATAGGCAATTCGGTGGTGTTCAACCAAGAGGACACGAAGCCGCGAGCAAACTCGCTCGGCGTGAAGGTAGCGGCGTAAGTGATGAGGATGTTGAGATATTTGATGCAGTGATGGAGAATGTGAAAAAAGCCGCAGACGCTCAAGAAGGTGTTGGTTTTGAAAAAGCGTTCATGGCTCGTTATCATCCTCACGACTTGAAAGGTAAACCTATTCGCGGTAATCTACAATCAATTCTTTATGAGCAACTACAAGGCCAAGGATTGAAGCGCGGAGGAAGCAGATTTGCATTCAATGATGGCGGCATCTTTCATGACATAGCAGATGATTCATGCACCAGCGGTGGTGAAAGTGTGCTTATGGGTAAAAGAAAAATGAAACCAATCAGCATGAAGCGTGAACGCGAGGCAATCGTCAATGTGTTGAAACATGCAGGTAAAGCCACTCAACGAGGTAGCGACATTGCGATGGATTTCAAACGCATGAGAAACTTCGGAATACAACGAGGCGCGATGGATACAAAATCGTTGAAGCGTATGATGAACTTCAACAAACCAAACTCGCTTGAAAACATCGCGGCACTTCTTCACGACAAAACAGGCACACAACTTCTTGACGAAAGTTCAACTGAACCCGAACCGCAAACCGTCATGGGTGGCTACAACATGAACAACGCTCACGCAACTCCTATCAATACCTGTCATGAAGGAAAGTTCAACTACGGTATTGAAGGAACTCGCTCTCCACCGTTTGTTCACCAACCTCACTTTTTGGGAGACGGAAAAATTGTGTTTGAAACAGACGATTTGCACACTTTCAACGCACCATCACCTCAAATGTTGAGGATGAACATTCGGCACATGAAGCACGCAAATCCCGACCTCCCTCAACTGGATGTATCAAAACCCATGAATTACTTCAATTACCAAGCGTATCAAGGTGCAAACACCAACATGCGGTTGGGACAAGGTATCAACGCGGCTACAACATTTGCAGAAGATGAGATGGGCGCGAATGATGAAAGCATCTTCACCTATTCTTCTCACCTTCTTGATGTCGCGCTTGATGACACATTGCTCATCAAGGATGATGGAAAACCGCAACCTGTGAAGTTTATGCATCGCATTTTTGATTTAGATGACATGCAACATTTGCGCGGATTTACAGGCGATTGGGTCATTTCACTCTACCCACAAGGCGAACATGTGATTGCAACCAAAGACAAAAAAGGTATCACCGCATACGGTATTGATGGAGAGGTGAAGTTGGATGAGGCTATTTTGGAGGAAGCGGAAAAAGTTTACGAGAAAGACTTCACGGTTCACGCGATTATTCATGATGGAGTGATGACGATTCTTGACCTCCTCAAGACTGCTGATGAAGACACACATAATATGCCAACCAAAGACCGGATTCGCCATCTCCGCTCTCAATATGAATCCAGTGAGCATATCAAAATGCCCGAACCTATCAACACAAAGCGTAGCGACGACGAAGGATTGCAAGTCGCTATTGAAGGATTGCAAAAAGAAAACAACATTGACATTCTTCTTCGCGACGCTAATGCAACTTACATGAAAGGAGAATCGCGCCATCCTAAGTGGGTGCTATTGAGCAAAGAGAAAATGGTAGATGTTATCGTTTTGTCAGCATCCGGCACAACCTATGGTGTTGGTGTCGGACCACTCATGCATCCCGAACATTACGGTAAGCGCGCACAACAAGTTGGTGATGAACACTACATGAATGTAGGTAGCGCGAAAGGTCCACGCGGGTTGAAGGTAGGCGATTTTGCTACTGTTCGTTGCACAGGTGTGAGTGTATCATCAAAGAAAGAACACCCCGTCTACCGCATCCGCTCCGCGAAAATCACCGACAACGAACCGTTTGCCGCGAACAGCGTAGAAACTCTTGCTATCATGTCGGGTGAACATCATGTGCCTCAACAGGTATCTATGAAGAAAGGCAACATCACCATCCGCTTCACTGCGTTTGATGATGAAGTTATTTGTAAAACGCGCAAACAAGACGGTCTTTGGTATGTAGAACCGCAATCATCAGTATGGGGCAACGAGTATCTTGTGCGATTAGCGCAAGACCAAGAAGCGTATTGGATTTCAAAAGCGGCTTGGTTGTTGAAAGAAGAGGATGTTGAAGAACCGGAATATGATGAGGTGCAACCCGAAGCACCCGCGGGTCATGTAAAAAAACCGAAGAAGGTTCTTGAAGAAGAAGAAGAAGTTATCAAGCGTGGACTTGAATTGATTGAGCGCGGGCTGGAACATCTCTCTAAAGAAAAAATCACCAGCACTGGTGTGCAGGGGTTAGGTATGGATTATGCGACACCCGACGAGTCTCCGCGAGGACCAACGCAGAATATCCGCGACAACACTATGCCGGATTTTGACCCTCAAGCGCGAGCCGACGATGAGTTGAAGCCAGCAACAGCCAAGAAAACCAAGCGACTGCGAACCAATCAAGGCGAAAGCGCGACGCTTGAAGACGACGGTGTTATCGTTGTTGAGAGCAATTCACTTGATATAGGATGAAGTTAAGTCGGGAGGCAATGGCAATCCTCGCGGCTCCGAGTTCTTCTACCAATCCCGTCATTTTGAAGGGTATTGGTAATGACCTTGTTGTTGCTGGATACGCGTCAGTTGAAATGGTTGACAAGCAAGGCGACCTTATTACACGCTCCGCTCTCAAAGATGCTTTTGGTAAGTTTATGAAAGCAGACGGTTTTCGCAATGTTCAACTTGCACACTCCAACATTCAAGTAGGAACGGTTATTCCTTCTTACACTGATAACTCCGGACGAATGTGGAAATCCGAAGTAGATGATACAGGCATGTTCGTAGTCATTAAACTACGCGGGGATATTGAAAAAGCCCGCGAGGTTGCATCCGAAATCCGAAAGGGAAGCCTTCGGTCGTTCTCAATCGGCGGTCAAGCCTTTGAGCGCGTCAACAAAAGCGACCAAACTCGCGGAGACTACCGCGAAATCCGTCGCATGGAACTCCATGAGGTCACGATTTGTGAGAAGGGTATCAACCCCGAAGCGCAATTTCGCATCCTCAAGGAAGACAACGGTGAGAATATGACCAACACAATGAGCGAACTGCAAAGCGTCCTTGAGCGACTTTCTAAGAAACTTGAAGACAAAGATGACAAAGATAAAGAGTCCAAAAACAAAGGTCTTGATGACCTTCTTGACACGAAAGACATTGACGACGACGGCAACGAAGAAGAGTCGTTGATGGATGCTCGTGAAGACAAGAAACCAAAGAAACCTCCAATGATGGAGGACAAAGAAACAGGTATGTATGCGGACGACGACGACGACGACGACGACGATGACGGAGATGAGAAAATGAGCAAAGGGAACGATATGATAACAAGCGACTATTTGGTGTGGCTTGAGAACACTGCAAAGAGTGCTGGGTATGACCCCAATGCCGCTCGCGACCACTTTGGTAAGGGATACGGACCGGGCGAAACATCATTTGACATGCGCGGACAAGGTTCTCTTGAAGGTGCTGGCGAAGATGATTCCGGTAAGCGACCACAGCCAAACTTTGGCTCCGCGCCTTCCGGCAACAAGAATGTTATCAAGTCCGATTACCTTAACGCGAACAATGTTTCAAAAAGCGAGATTGAGTCGGCTTACGAGGTATTCAAAGCCGCGGCACAAGAACAACAATTCAAGGCTGACTTGAACAACCACTTCACTGACCGCTTCCTCAAGGAGCAGAAGCGTGAAGAGAATGAGGTTGCTAAAGCCAACTTTGATGCTCGCGCACCAATGGTTGAATTGCAGAAAGCAGTCCTTGCCCTTAACGACCGCATTGACAATGTTGCATCCGGCTCTTCAACCATCGCAAAGTCCGCAAACAGCGCGACTGTCACTATTCCCGAAACCGCTGATTTAGCAAATATGTCGTGGGACGATGTTCACCGACTTGCTGGTAAAGCGTTGAAAGGAGGCGATTACTGATGGCAAGAGATTATGTAAGAACAGTGCAAGACATGGAGCGATACTACTACGGTGGTGCTTCTCAAACAGGATACACCTACGGAAGCGGAGACATTTTGAAGGCTGACGCGCCTTTGTTGTCCACTACCGCAGGAACATACCAAGCAATCTACGGTCGCAAAGTATGGTCGCAGTTGAACCAAGAGTTCAATGCATTTTCAATTCTACCAAAGAAGCCTTGGGAACGAAGTGGATGGCGAATCCTCACGGAGCGCGCATCCTTCACCAAGGGTGGCGGTATCGCGGAGAACGGCGTTCTTCCCGACACCACCAAGCCGGAGTTCCTACATGTGGCCGCAAAGCCAAAGACTGTCGCGCACACTTTTGACCTGTCCGAAGTGAGCATGTTCCTTTCCGACAAGGACGACGGACTTGGCGATGTGCGAACCGTTCTCAAAGAAGAAATGGGTAAGCACCACGCAGAACACATCAACCGTATGCTTCTTGAGGATGTTGACACAACCGCTGGCAACGACTTTGAATCACTTGACCGAATCACTTCCGACCCGGACAAGATGACGACGGGAACCAACCACATCACCACTTCGCTGACCAAGCACGACATGTATTCCATCACTCGCGATGGTTCTGCCGCTTTCCACAGCGCAGAAGTTGATGTTGACGCTACCAGCGCGAACCGCAACCTGTCCCTCAACCAAATGGACGGATTGTTCCAGCAACTTTGGACTCGTGGTGGCAACCCGAAGGTTATGCTTACGGGCTACGACACTTTGATGCGCGTTCAGCAATTGCTCCAATCGCAACAGCGATTCATGGACAGCAAGCGCGTGACTCCTACCTTCAACGGTGTGAAGGGTGTCCCCGGTCTTGAGGCTGGGTTCATCGTCGCAACCTACAACGGTGTCCCAATGATTCCAACCAAGGATATGCCCGACGAAGGCGCAGGTAGTCTGTCGCGTATCTACTACTTGGACACTGACTACTTGTGGTTCCAAACCGCAATCCCAACCCAATACTACGAAAGCGGTATTGAGACTGGCGACCCATTCGCGATTAACCGTCTTGGACAAGAGGGGCTTTACCGAACAATGGGTGAACTTTGGTGTTCATTCTTTGGCGCAAGCGGGAGCATTCGCGACCTACAATGAGGTGATGAGATATGGCAACGACAAAAGACAACCGAGGAATACGATATGTTTGTAGCGGAACCGCTACTACGGCAGTGAACTTTGACATTGAAATGCAAGCAGGTGCGAGCAACAACGACAGCACGACATGGCTGGCAGGTGGAGCCGGGACTTACCCCGGAACTCTTACGCCTTTTGAACCACGACAAAGCGACGGAACGAACTCTCACCAAAGCCCGCGACTGATTGGTCTTACCATGAGTGGCGCGCTTACCGAAGGCAACACGCTTACGCTCTCCAACGACCCTACACAGGACGCTGGTGGCGCAGGTATCAGCACCATTCTTGGTGTTTATACCTCACAAGTTGACGCAACCGCTTCTCTTGGTGTGACCAAGACCAGCGCGCTTGTTTTGACCTTTGATGTTGAACTATCCAGCGACGGCGTGACCGACGATACGACTGGTGCTGAACTGCTACTGCTTGTGGTTTGAGGTGATTCTTCTGCCTACGATTACCTACCGAGGACCACGACGCACTGGTGCGAACTGTGGACGCTTAGGTTGGTGGGCTTGGGGTAAACCACGCGAAGTTTCGGCTGAATGGCTTGAAGCACATCGCGTGGCTATTGACGGACCGGAGTTCCGAATTGAAGGATACACCTTCAAAGAGGCCGAAAAGACCGTTGATGAAGGCGATGATGGCCTCCCCGACATGGGTTGGACCAAAGGCGACATCCTCTCGTGGATGGAGGAGAAAGGCATTGCCTCATCTTCACTATCCACAAAGAAGAAGTTGCTCGCGGCAATTGAGGCGCACCTTAATCCACCCGAAGAGTCTTTAACCGATGGCGAAGAAGCACAAACAACAGGAGATGAATGATTATGGCATTTAGTTCAACAATTGATAACCGACCACACAGTATTGGAGATTTGGTTCTTCTCAGCGGAACATTCAACGCGGATAGCGCGACAACTGGCGCAATTGACCTATCATCCCACCTTAGCAACATCTTGAGTGCGCAAGTAAATGGCGACACTCTTGGTGATGTGACCGGTGGCGGTGTTGATGGTGCGCTTGGTTTGATTACCGCGGCTACAACTTTGACAATTGACTGCGTAAGCGGAAACACAGGAAAGTGGACTGTCATTGGACGGCGATGAGGTGATTCACCTTGTCCGATACAAAAGTGTTTGAGTTCACACCCAACGAGGGTTGCGAAACAGGCGCGGCTGTGGCCGGTGGAGCGCAGAAGGTTCTTGATGACTACACCAACGGAAAGACGGTTGAAGCAATCACCTCTTACACTTTGCAGGGCAATTTATATGTCGTAGTCGTCACCTCGTGAGGTGAGCGACATGGACTTGACTGAATTGCAACGACTTGAAAAACAGGGCTGGCGTAAAGCCGAAGAGTCAATGGTTAAGCGCGATGAGCGCGACAAGTTGAAGGGTGTTATCAAGCGTCAAAACATGAAGACGCGCAACATCCGAGATATTGTAAACATCGGTTCCGGAACTCGTTGCCGTCATTGCGGCATGCTTCATTTTTGCTACCTTGAACGGTGCGGTGCGTGTAAGAAGCCTATGGACTACAACCTCGCGAAAACGGAGGAGGTGGTTTGATGAATGCGTTTGAGACGGCTTGGCGGTTGCTCAAGATGACACCCGAAGAAATGGAGGCTCAAGGTTTCCGCGCCGCGGCTGAACAAATGCGTCAAATGCAAGCGCAAGAACAACAAGTTCGTCAACAAGGCCAAGACACTGCTCCAAAAATGACACCACAGGCTCAATCGTATCAACAACAACTTGACGCTAAACAAGCGAAAATAGACCAAGGTCAGCGCATACGCGTTATGCTAAAAGAGGGTGGGAGACTCAAAGAAGCAAGAAACATGACCGAACAATTTTACCAACAACACGGACATTACCCAAAGGGAGTCGGGAAAAAAATGGTGCGAAGACTTGACAGACTGCGAGTGAGGGATGACTGATGCCGACAGTTTTTCAAACAGGTGAGCGTGAAGGACGACCTTTATTCCCCGATAGGCTTTACTACACATCCGCACAGAAAGTAGCGGACATTCTTCAAATACCATTTCCCGACCCTGTTTATTTGGCCGCAGAAGATGGTGGCACAGATGTTGATATTTCCCCCGCAGACTACCGATTGGTTGGTTTTGAAGTAGGTGATAAAATTGAAATCACCAGCGATACTGAAATGGGTGAAGAGCGAACTATCACAGCAATTGCTCGCGCTTCCGGCAATGTTCGTCTTTCTTTTTCGGGAACTTTAACAGGCGACTACACGACTACGGCAAACGCGCAAGTGCAAAACCTACAATCGTTCACCAACGGTAAGCGTAAGGGTGTCACGCGCAAACAAGTTGAAACACTCATTCTCCGCACTCAAGACAAAATTGACAACCTCACGAACAACGCATGGCGACCAATGTTGCAGACGGCTGAATATCTCAACTTTGACACTTACAAGCCCTACCGTCGTCGCTACTATACCGACTATGTTGGGTCTGTTCCGCTTATGTTCCGCAATGTTCAGCAGGTATTGCGACTTGAGATATGGCAAGGTCAAGACTACCGCGAGATTGCCGCGGCTGAAATCCGCCTCAAAGTGGCTGACTTCACACAACTGACGGCTGACACAGACAAAGTTTTCTTCTGTCCGGGTGGTGGCGGTGTCGCCACGCTCACGGCTGGTAGTGGCAGTTCTAAGTTCCGCGCGCAGTTTGATAATGTCAGCACCGCACAACAACTCGCTGACATCATCAATAAGGATGCGCGTAAAGGGAAAGACGCAATACCGTTCAGTCCATCCTTTGAGTTTGAAGACATCACCGAGACTGACGGAACAACCACAGCCAATGTGCATCATGAGTTCATGGCATCCGCAAACGCTGACTACGGTGGTGGTCAAATCAAAATCACTTCTATGCGACGCGGTGAGGCTGGCGAGAACGCTACCTACGCTTGCACATCATCCGGTATCACTTTCACAGGCGCGACTGATAACTCAACTACGGTATCATCGTCCACCGCGACCACCATCACGGTCGCTGACGCTACTGGCTTCGCCCCTTACGGTATCATCAGCATCGGAAGTGCGTTCGGATACTACACCAGTCTTAGCGGCAATGTCATGAGCGGTGTGGCTGACCTTGTAGGCGACATTAGCGCGGCGGCAACCAACGGCGCGACCCTTCTCCAAAAGAAGTTCAAAATTGATTATGTCGGGACGACCACAGGAGACGAGGCTCGTCTTCGCGATTGGTGGGCTGACTACGACATGGGTGTCATCTACTTCAACAACTCCTACCCCTACTTCTCATGGAACGCCGTCAAGGTGTCCTATGTCTACGGTGAGCGGTATGTTGAGAAGGCCATTGAAGACATCTGCACGAAGTTGGTTGCGATGGACCTCATTCTCTCCGACGACCGAAGCGTGCTGTTGCCCGAAGGGACACAGAATGTGGACTTGGGTAGCAAGTATCAATTGTTCAAGGCGCAAGTGGCGGAGGCCATGCCGCGCTACACAGAAGTGATGACGGTGTTGTGATAACATGAAAGAAATCATCAAGAAAGCAATTGCGAAGGCTATGATTGAGCCTGTCAAGCAAACACGCGAGAACAGCGTGTTCAGCGATGAAGGGCGTGTTTTTCTTGATGCGTGCGCTCTTGACTACGGGGCGGCTGTCAACAGCGAAGGAGAGTTGATTGACGCGAACGGAAAGGTGATGGATGAATCAAGCCCCGAATACAAAACCATTGTTGCTTTGGCGAAGAAACAGGCTCGCGGGGAATCTGCAATAGGGAGGAATATAATTGGCTCTTGAATCTGTTGAACTCATCAAGAAAATCCTTACGGATAATTGGAACCGTGGCAACACGAACCAACGCACACCTATCGTTGAGGACATCACCACGGTTGAGGCTGGTCGCGGTAAGCGTCTTGACCTCACCAACAAAGATGCTATCCTCCTTTACGAAACAGTCCACAACGAAGAGCAACCCGAAGTGTTCTACGACTTTGTTCACACGCGAATCAACATCACCGTTGACGCGCGCACCATGAACGGTCGTAGCCACCTCATGAAAATGGAGGATGAGGTTCGTCGCATCGTTCACAGTCAGCGCAAGGGCGATGGCGCGAACTTTGACCGATTACTCTATAAGATGCGAACTGACCTTTCGGACCGAACGAAGAGACTACATAGGATGACCTTTCAAGTTGAAATCGTTATATTCTCGGAACTCATCGCGTGAGACAAGGCGGAGCGAAAAACATGGCATCAACAGTGTATAAAGGCGACCTATCCGAAGTGACATTCGGTAAAGAATGTGGATTGGCATTAGCCTTTGATAGTTTTGGTGGTCTTCGTTTCGCGACAAATGCCGCTGGCACTTTAATCACTTTCACAGGCGCGAGTGCTGGTTTCTTCTCGTCCGGCTCACTGTTGCGATACCCTGCTGGTATGCTTGTTGGTTCTCAACTTCGCGTCATTGGTGGTGGCAATTTCACCCTTGATGACAACGCCACCAAAGGACATGTTTACACAATTGTCGCAAACAGTGGTGCTACACTCACCGTTTCACCTGCAATGAAAGAAGTGTCTACTACATCTGCGTCGGGTGATGAGTTGCGCATTGATACGGTCGGAACACCAACGATTGACGCAGGGATGACTTTTCACGCATCTGCTTCTTCTTCCGATGAATCTGTTCTCACAGACCAATTTATCGGCCTCGCGGCAACTGTCGCATTGCCGGAAACCAAAGTGGAAGTGCGACGCTCGCACATCGTCGGCGTAGGCCGTGATGTTGTCATCCAAGAACCACAGCGATTCTCCAACGAAGGTGGTTCAATGGAGATAATGATGAACAGCGCGCGCTGGCTTTACTACTCCCTCGGTCGCGAAGTCATTGATATTCCCGCCGCACTCATGACCGACCCAAGCGGACACGGCAAATTGGACATCGCCGCTGGCGACACTTTCATTGCTTACACAGGCACACTTTCTAATCTCGCGGCAGGTGATTATGTCGTCGTGCAAGACAGCACAGCCACAGATTTCCCCAAGGATACCCCAGCCGCCGCTTCAAAAGAATGGGGTGCTGACGGTCTTGGTATTGACATGGAAAACACGGAACGCAATGAAATCCGTCAAGTCCTCTACATTGACACGACAACAAGGCGAATCCATGTTGAAGAGCCATTCTACTTCAACCACCTCGCAAGTGTATATTCATTGAGGGCTTTGAAATACGACGCGGCGGCATCCAACGGTTCGCCCAATTTTGTCACAACCGCCGCTTCCTTCGGAACAATCACCAACCGTCAATCGCGATTATTATTCTCCGGTGCAACACTCCCTTCGTTTTCTATTGAATCAAGCATCCGAACCAACAACACAGGCTCTTTCAACGCCAGCGCAGAAGGCATTGCGGCCCCCGGTTCAACCAACGACAGCAAGCAACTTACGCGCGTTTGGAAAGGTTGTAAAGTCAAGGACTTTTCTCTCGCGGCTGATGCAGACGCAGAAGTCAAATTGAGCATCAACTTTGACGCGCTTTACTGCTACACCGACACAGGTCGTCTTGAAGACTCCAACAAAGGCGACCGCTACACAGCACACCGCATGTTTGAAAACACCGCGAACAGCACCATTAACCGCAAGAAGGCTGGTATTGCACCAAACACCGAGAAGCCGTTCTTCTTCTACAACGGTTCAATCAGTTCCTTTGGAATCAACATCGCGCAAGTCACGAACTTTGCATTGAGCGGCAACAACAATGTTGAAAGCATTTACACAATCCGCGGCAACGGACAAGCCGAAGACCGAAACACCGCTGGTGATTCGCTTGAACAAATCCCGTTTGGTGGTTCACGCAACGCGAACCTCATGATTGAGAAGGCAATGGAATACGAGTTGTCCATGACCGTCATCGCCAGCGACCCGTTGATTTGGCATGAGTTCCGAACCAACCGAACTCATGACTTCACCGAACCTATCACGCTTACGCTGACAAAGGCTGGTGCGGGTTCTAATCGCGAAGAGGTCATCATCGTCGTTGACGACTACATTATCACGGAGGCTCCACTCCCTATACCCGAAGACAAGGGTGTTATCAAGAGTGAGTTGAAGATTATGCCAAAGCATGTGCGCGTGATTTCGCACGATGCTTTCTTGCACATGTGAGGTGAAAAAATGAATCCGTTTAGAGAAAGTTGGGGAACGCTGTTGAAAGAAAGTATGTGCAAAGACGACGACTGTAAAGGTTGTCGTGGTTGCAAAACATGTCCAAAGTGCAAACCCGAAGGCTCAACCTGTGAGAAAATGGGGTGTGGCGCATGAAGCGAGACATGCACATTGGAGGCGAACGACCTCTTCACATTCGCGCGGTTGAAAAAGAGACTTTCATTGCTGAACCCGAAGTCATTGACGAAGTGTTCAACCCCGAAGCCGCAAAGACTGACGGCAATCCGTTTCCCGAAGAGCAACAAACAGAAGAACAATCTGTTGAAGTTGCTGAACCCGATTACGAGTCCATGACTGTTGAAGAACTCAAAGCCCTATTACGGGCGCGAGGTCTTCCGGTTGCTGGTGCAAAGGCGGACCTCATTGCTCGCCTTATTGAAGCCGATACCCCCTCCGAAGAGGCAGTTGAAGTGGATGAAGTCGCTCCTTCCGAAGAAGCCGCGACAAGCGACGAGGGAGTAAGTGAGAACAATGCCGAAAATAGCGGACCCGATGAGCCTCTTGGTGAACAGCCAAGCGGTGGAGCATGAAATACAAGCAGACGAAAATGACTCCGAAGTGGTCATGAAAGTATGGGTGAAGGAATTATCCTTCATGCAGTTGCAAGACGCAATCAAAACTTTTGTGAACCTAAGCGCGGGTGGCTCGGTTGATATTGACCTCGCCAACTACTGGAAATACATGTTCGCCGAAGCCATTGACAAAACAGAACCGCGTCTTACTATTCCGCAAATGTTGTCGCTACGGCCATTCATCGCGAATCAAATCACCGCATTGTTGCCTCAACCTCAAGACTTGCTGGCGAACCCTTTAGCGGATGGGGCGAGCGAATAGAAGAAGCCTATCAGTTTCTACGAAAACCATCGCCCAATCTTGAACACGGTTTTAGCGCGGCGGCGTATTTCGTAGCCAAGCATTACGGGATTAGCATTCAACAGGTGTGGGATATGAGTATCAGCGCGTTTGAGACTTCTTTCATTTGGGCGACCGCTTCGGAGCGTATCAAAGGAGAAGAAATACAGAAAGCAACCGATGGTGCAAATAACAAGAAGCGCGTAGGCTCAACACACGGACCGATGCCGTTTAGCGAAGGGTGGTGAAATGAGCGAGATTCAGCAATTAAAAGACCAAGTGGATGAACTCACCGTCGCACTTGAGCAGTTTGGCGTTTTCAACATGAACGCGACGAAAAAAATGGGCGTGTTTGAGAAGCAACAAAAGAAGGTCACAACCGCGCTAAAACGCTCACCACTTAACGCCATTCGTCTTCAATTGCAAGGCTTTGCTGAAAGCATATCTACCGTGGTTAAACGCGGCGCATTATTTTCAAACCTCAACACAAAACAACAGGATGAACTGAAAGAAAACATGACTGTCATGGAGAAGTTGGCGGCGGCTACCATCGCGCATGGAGTTGCAGTTAAGTTCGCCAACAAGTATTTGGACAAAAAGAACACACTGCTCCGTCGTGTTATGGTGTCGGCATTTTCGTTGGTAAGCATTTTCCTCATTGTTGGATTCGCGCTTGCTACATTGTCCATTGCTTTTGAAGGAGCCAATAGTCCTATTCTTGACATGACGGAGGATTTAGGGCCACTGCATGACGCGATGCTGGGTTTGGTGTTTGTCATCAGCGGAGAAGGTGATGAAGGAGGTTTGATAACAGCACTTGACATCCTCGCGGCGGCTTTCGTGGTCGCGGGTATCGCATCATTAGCACTTGGAGGAACCGTTGGACTGTTAGCAGGTGCGGCTGTTCTCGTTGTTGGAGCATTCCGTATGTTCAACGCGGAGTTTGAAAACTCGCGTCTTGCAACTGTCGTCGCTACTGGTCTTGCTATTGTGTTTGCTGGGATTCTTATTACATTGAAATCTGCCGCGATTGCCGCCGCTTTTGGTGTCAAAGCGGCGACTGTGGGTGCTGTGGGTGCTGTCGTTGCTGGTATTGGTCTTTTCATTGGTGGAGTTGCAGGTATGGTAGCCTTCGCGATGGGTGCTGGTGATGGTATCAAAGGTATTCTCATTGGTGTAGTCAGCGCGATTGCAATTGCCGTCGGTGCTATCTTGATTGGTGTTGCCGCTGTCCCTGCCGCTATCGCCGCGGCCATCGTTTTTATTATTGCTTTGATGATACGCGAGTGGGATACGGTCAAACTGTTTTTCACAGGCATGTGGGAGTTCTTGAAGTTCCTCGGTGGAGCAATTTTCCTCGGAATAAAAACGGCTTTCGTCGTTGTCATAGGTTTCATCGTTGCTTCTATCACACTCGTCATTGCAACAATACTCGGATTGATTACAGGTGCGGCTGTTCTTTTAGCCACGCCGTTTATATCGTTCTACGAAAATGTCATAAAAGGTGGAGAAGGCATTGTTGAGTTCTTTACCAAATTGCCGGGGCGAATAAAGGATGGCGCGCTTGACGCTTTCAAAAGTGTCTTTAACGCAGTATCGGGCATTTACAATGACTTCGCAGATTTGATGGCGTTTGACATCCCCGATTGGGTTCCTGTTGTTGGCGGTAAAGAGTTCAAACTACCGCAAATCCCAATGCTCGCACAAGGTGGTATTGTCAACAAACCAACGCTCGCTATGATTGGCGAGGATGGTCCGGAGGCCGTTGTGCCGCTCAACCGCAAAAACAATCCAACAGGTATCGGTATGGGCGGAGGTATGACGGTCAACATCAATGTCGGTGGCGTGACAGACCGCACTGACAAGAAACAACTTGCGCGCGAAATTGGCGACCTTATCCGCGCTGAAATGTCTCGTGGCGGTCGTTCACACGGAAACAGGAGGTCGGGTGTTTGACCAAAATACGATTGATTCGCAACGATGGTCAAGTCTTGACGCTGGACGCTACCGATTACAGCATGAACATCACGCGAAGCGTTCCTGTTATGCCTGTTCCTGTTCTTGGTGAACGCTACGGTATTGACCTCAACATGGTCACAGCAGACTTCAAGTTCAATGTTATTCTTGCTGATGACGACTGCGCGGCCAGTGCGTTTGAATCAATCGCGGCAAAAGCATCGGTTGATTTTAGCGCATTAGCAAACAGCGACGGCGGCACGCGCCAATCGTATTTGAGTGGGGGTAGCCCATCAGTTTCTTTGAGCGACCTTAACGGTCAGTCGTTTTCAATTGAATCAACCTACACAGGTGAAAACACAACGCGCGACCCAATCAAAATCCAATTTGATAGTAGCACAGCATCCCACAGCGACATCAATGTGCCGCCCACCGTGATTGTTGGTATTCAAGGCATCACGACTGATAACGGACTGGCGGCGGCTGTTAAGACAGCGTGTGAAGCCGCCAACTTTAGCCCGCGACAAGTCAGCACAACAAGCACAACTTTCAGTAGCGCGTTCACAATCACCACCAGCAACGGTGAACTGACAAACAACGCAAAACTCACCTTTACTCAAGTGGACAAAGGTGCTGGCGGCAACAGCGAAACACCATTTTTCAGCAAAGGGTTGGCTACAAAAGCACCGTTGTTTGAGGTGTTTGCTGGTGGTCAAGCCAAGTCTTGTCGTAGCGCGGGAGATAAACTCCAAGACCTCATCGCGTATGTTGGCAACGCCAGCCTCTTTGGTGCATCCGGTGTGTTAGTCAACACACCCGATAATGACCCAATGCTTGAAGCAGATGCAAGTCTTTTGACGCAACAAACATCCGACTACATCATTGGTGTGCAAATCCCCTACAACTCACTGATTACCAGCACAGCCGCCGCTGACGATTACACTGAACGCAACCTCATGATGATAACTGGTCGCGCTAATGCAAATCAACAAGACGCGCTTGCAAACAACCTTGATGTTGGTGTCAAGTTTGACCCAACCGATAAGAAGACAGGCATGGCTGGAACAGTGGTTGCTATGTCATTCAACTACATTGCTGGTGAAAATGTTTACGAAGGCTCTTTGACATTCATGCCAATTGATTTTATTGTGGGGAGTTAAGATGGCAGTTATTGGACAAACAAGCCACGCGTTGTTTTTCAACGGTGTGAGCGATAGCATTGTTTGTCCACAAGGCAACTTTGTCAAAACAGGACATAAGCGCGAACTAAACGGAGCCGTTGCGCGCTCATCTGCGCCCATATTACAAGATGGGGACGGCCATCGCTTTGCAAACGCCAACAACCAATCACTAAGCAGTTTCACTGTTGAAGCGTGGGTGTCGCCCGATTGCGGTGGTGTGATTGCAAGCAAGAGTGGGCTGTTTGAATTACGCATGGGGACAGTAGATGCCCCCGGTAAAGCATCATTCAAGGTTCAACTCACCAACCAAACATCTGTTATTGCAACAAGCGCGAACAATTATCCAACAGCGGCAGGTTCGTTTATCAGCAACAATGTTGGCTACAACACAGGACAGCGCGAGTTGTATCATATATCCGGCGAGTTCAATGGTGAGCAAGTCAAACTTTATGTCAACGGTGAACTACTGGCATCGCATAAAATGAACAAAAAATACTCATGCAATATGAATGACCAAGACTTTTTCATTGGAGGTAAAGGAGGTGAGTATCGCGGCTACATTGAGACAGTGCATTGGAAATCCGATGTGTCTACACTTGAAACACGCGCAAAACCATGCATGCTTTCAAACAGCACAATTGGACTTTGGCGATTTGAAGAGCCAGTCAGTGTTGATGAAACAACATTTTACGCAACCAGCAACATCACTGCTGGCGACACAACCATCACAATTGGTAGCACCGCGTGTCAAACCCTTTACGAAACGGTAAGCGGTAAATCCGATACGCTGGCAACCAACTACCCGCTTGAAAGTCTTGGTAATTATCAAGTTGCAAACGCCGCGCACAGCGGAGGTGCGCAGGTAATCAGCGTGGCTCATACTCCATTTAATCTCATTATCAACCCTACCGCAACAGATGTGCTTACTGGACTACCCAACGGCACTCCACCGGAACGAGTTCGTCTTAAACAAATCAACACCAACGGAACCATAACGGTTGAAAGCATCCACCTTGACTTTGGTGTATCAAGCAACACAGGTTCGCGCGGTGTGCTACACTCACGAACTGCATTCAACAGCGGAAACAACTTTGCTAATGATTCATCATTGGTTCTCGTTCGTTCCGATTTGCTTATTGACAGCGAAAGCGGTAAGCCATTTCAACGACTTGGGACGGGTAGCCAAGCCATTGACCGAACAGGCGCGATGGTGATTGATGAAAGTCAAAACGAGTTTCATGGTTTTATCTACTCGCGCGGTATTGCTGTAAACACCAACGCGTTTGCTCCTTCGTCATGGACAATTGCAGAACGATTCAAAACAGGACACGCAGGTAGACATGTGTATTCTCACAGAAAAGGGCATCCTTTCTTACAAATGCTACCTCCTATTCACGAACAAGAAATTACGAGAACGATTGACGGTATTGCTGATGATGTTCTTGTGACCTTCGCGGGTTCTTACCTTGGACTGAAAAATGTAATGCCGATTAACAGCAAAGTTGAGATTTCACATACGGCTTTTAACGCGCGGATAATGAGCATCAAAACATCAGCAACAACCAACGGTATTGTGCGAAACGGTCTTGCTTCACTTGATGCACACCGTGATGGTGTCATTGCTATATCAGTTGATAGCATTGAGCCGTTTTTGTTGAAAGGTGGAGGCATTGGTGTGTCATCAACTACCGATGCTCAATACACAAAGCACCTTACACCCGAAACAGAATCACGCGTTGCTATTCTTGAAGTGTCGGGATTGACCGCTGGTTATGTTGAGATTCATTACAACGCGGTTGACCTTACAGGTAGTAAAATGGGATTAAGCAACCCAGCATTGCTCATCACCAAAACAGTTCCCGACGGTGGTTGTCTACTTGACGGCAACCGAGTAGCCGCGCATATTGCTAATGCTGTTGGTGCTGGCGCGACAATTCATTCTCCGGGTGGGGTTATCACTGCCTCATCTCAAGATATTGGAAGTGCGCAAGTTGCAATGAAACCTCATCATCTTGTTGGTGATAACACTGGTGGCATTTCGTATGAAACTGATTTAGATGAATCGTTTTTGCCAAGCAACTATACTCCGCGTGTTGCAGGTGATGAATCACAAAAACCCCCTCAAGGTATTGGAACAACATCCCACCCATCAGCCTATCACAAACTTCATCTTCAACCTATGCAACGAAGTGCAAGCGACCCACCTGTTGGTGAAGCACCAACTCATTACCAAGAAAGCACACAGTTTGCTTCACAGAAAGGTGGTGCGTTTGAAATGTTTGACATTATTGATAATGACAAAGAAGGTGATTCTTACATTTTTATTGTTCAACCAAGTAAGCGCGAACGCACCATGCAATTGACGCGAACAACACCAGCAACGGTAGACTTCAATGATAACACCTACTTTACGATTGAATACATTCAAACAACCGCGCGTATAACATCTATGCAAGTCAACGACAGTGGTGCTGGACGATACCTCATCATGGAGGGTCAAGGGTTAATGGCAGACATTGCTGACCAAACTGTTGCTTACAGCGGTGATGGGAGTCCTAATTCACACATCGTCAAAGAGATTCAACCGGGCGCACCTGTTGTATCGGTCACGCTTGGTGGTGTTGGTCAAGGTGCTATCAATACAAAACCAACATGGGACCCTGCATCACTGTCTCGCGTAGGTTGGAACACGCGTCATGATTGCGCCGCAATCATTCAAAATATAGAATCAAGTTCAAGTCAAACAGTGGTTGTAGCCGCTTTGAACAACGCTGGAATTACATTAGCAACATGGGGGACATATTGTTTCCCCGCTACTGGTCGCATCTATTTGGAGAACGGAGCGAGTGCTGAATACGCAAGCAAGACAGGAACCACTTTTACTTTTGCTTCCGGAATAGTGCATACGGGTTCCGGTAAGTTTTTGCTCCCTAACGGCAACGAAACCGGTTCATTTGCTAATTGGGTCACGCAAAGCGGAATTACCGCGGGTCAATTGGTTCTGCTTGACCCGTTGTTCGCAACTTCTTCAATTTGCGCGGATGGGACAACCGTCAACGACCGATTGTTTCAATCACTTGGTTCTGTTCAACACGATTATCAACTTGGGACGCAATACGCCAGCACACGCGCACTTGTTGAAATACCACTCTTTCCTCAACAATTTTTTGAAAACCGCAACACAGGTATTTTCCCCGGACCCGACAACAGCATGAAGTTGCACCTTGATGCAACGATGACTGCACAGGCTTGGAACCCTTCGCCTGTTGGTCGTCGCGCGCCAAACTATCCAGCCAACGATTACGAAGCATTCGGGCAATACCAATACCGACTATCAAACGATTTGCCTATTCGCGCTACTGTCCGTCGCTATGACCAGCAAGGCACAAACAGAATCCTCTACATTGGTGATGGTCTTCTCCGAATACCCAAATCAAACTTCAACGCGGCTGGAACCGTCAAAGGTGTCAGCACACGACGCACACGCAAACTGGTGCTTGGAAACGGAGAGTGGGCTTACTACGAATATGCAGGTGGGTCAACCATCACACTAAGCGAGTTGGATACTCACTCAAGTCCCGACTTCTTTGCTTCGCTGACTGTTGGCTCTCAAATTATTGTTGGTGTTCTACCAAACAATACAAGTTTTCCTCTCGCGGGTGATGATGATTACGCATCATCAGCACAAGAATACCGACGACCATTTTACTACGACCGCGGGAGTGTAATGACTCAAGGCGGCAATCTTGACTATGGTCTGCGTCAGTATGTCAGTGCAGTTGAGTTCAAGGCTGGGCCAAGCGCAAATCCTCATTTACCACGAATTAAATCTAAAAATGCAAAGTTGGACTTGTTAATACTCATCACCGGTCAAACATTTTCATTCAAAGGTGATATACCTAAAGGACATTTACCAACGAACTATTCATTTGCCGCTGTCAACGAGGCTACGGGTCGTAAGTATGTAATCACTTACAACTCTACAACCAACGCTACTCAACTTACAATCAACGCTCACCCTCTTCTTGACAACACAGCACCCAATGTCGCGGCAGGTGATACTCTTACGCTTCTTGGTATTTATTCAACAAGCGCAACAACATTCCCTATCAAACTTGAAGATGGTATCGCAAACGCGACATGGAATAATCCATATTGCCCCGGTGGACTGCGCTACGGCGACACGGTTTGGATGAACATGCACTACACCAACCCTCACGCAATTGAAGGAATGTTTTGTAAATCGCGAGGTGTTCTTAACGAATACGAAGTTTGGAGTGGATTTGATGGTGGGAAAGGCTCTTTGGGAGTTGAAGCGCGCGACAGTCTTCCTCTTGAAAACTTCCTTATTGGCGATACTTGTCTTGAATCTGCTCGCAACTTTGTTCAACATGTAAACAAAACCATAGAGTTGAACTGGACTGAACTTGGACACGGCACAAGCGCACCCGTCGTCGCTTTCCTTGACCCCTACCTTAGCACAGAAACACACGCGCGAGTATTGCTTTACGATGTAGAGCATGACCGTGAGTTTATTTCGTTTCATGACCTTCACATGCAAGTTCAAACAAGCGCGGCTACTCCGACCATTGAAGGACTTGATGTAGCGGCTGGATTTAAAACACAGCGCAAAGACAACGCAACAACTTCAACTACTGACGCTCAAACAATTAACAGCACTTCTTACAACCTTATCAAAGACGAAGGCAAATCACAATATGTTGAAAGCGCGTATGCTCACAAATCATGGTGGTTGATGGATGAGTCGTTCATGCTGACAAACAATGTAGCACTGAATCGTTTCAACCGAAAAGGACGCGCAACACAACATACAATTCAATTTGGAACTGAAACAACACAGTTCGGACAAGGACGGGTCCAGCAATCAACGGTTGATGTTGATAGCGCACAAACGCAACACGCTGAAACAATTGACCACGACACATCCGAAGCCATTATTGATAACACGACAGGACACTATCAATTTTCATCAACATTCTTTGATACGCCCGAAGGGACGCGTGTTATTTCAGCGTTTCTTTGTTTGAAGGGCAAGCGTGCTGTTGCTCACAATATAGTGGATGTGGGTGATAGTCACTTGTCCAAACTGCCTCACTGGACAGACATGGATTTTGTTCGTCGTCTTAGCATTGACATGGGTGAAATTGGGTTGCGCGAAGGTGTGACAGACATTGAAGCGGCGGCTCGCGAAGTTGTTCGTCTCATCAATCAAGGGGGTGCGCTTAATGGACAAAGCAGTCAACGACGACCATCCGACCAATACGCAGGTGAGGGAGAACGCTTTGACATCAATCGTCGCGCTGTTTCTGTTGGCGGTATTGATACCGAAGAACCAACTGATGCAACAGCCGCACATCATCATGCAGACTTTGCAACCACAGGTAGCACGCATGACCCCGCGCCATTTTGGAACGCGCAAACAGCCTTTACATCATTTGACCGCGGTTCTCACATGGGATATTTACGCGCTCATTTAGGGCGTGTCGTTGAGGATGCAAACGGCAACGAAGGATACAGCATCGTTATTCACAGCACCGTTCCCGGCGCGACCAGCCGCAACTTTTGTGCGTGGCTTGACAACAGCAAAGGACAGGCTGAATACAAGCCACAATTCCTTATTGGACACGGTGGCCGTTTCCGCAATTTCTACTGCGCACCACCCGAAATAGCAGGTGAAAATATGCACCCTGCACCTATGCCGATTGACAAAAACGGTAAACCGTTTGCACCAATTACAACTTTGCGCGAATATGTAGCGTTGGATGAGGACTCGGATGAGTTTTTCACCAACTTACATCTTGGTTTTAACAGCAATTTCAACACATCTACACAAGAAACACCAAACAGCGGAACATCAACTGGTCGCGCTTCAAATACAGGTGCTATGGAATCATTTGAAAACAGTGGTCAAAAGTTTACCATCCGTGAAGGATTGCAGACAGGTAGTAATGCGCGAGCAAGAATCAACTTTGGTGGTATAGTTGCCGCAGGTGTTCCGGGGTTTGCACCGGATGCTGGTGATTGGGGTTTTGGCGAAGACGGTAAAGACACTGGTCGGTTTGTGTCGTCAATTTATGGAAACTACCTTGAAGCAGATGACACTTATTACAGCGTTTATAATTCGTATGTGCCGTCATTACAAGTCAACGACGCGTCAGTTGGCACGCAATCGCTTTATGGATTAAAAATGGTTGACCATCGCGGTAAATCACATATTCTACGATACATTTATCGTCGCGCGGGAGATTCTTTCTCACACAAAAACTCGGTTATGCCAAACACAATTGACGAAGAAACGCTTGTTTATTTTAACGACCGTGATATTGCGCAGGGTGGTTTTACAATTGGTGCAAACATGTGGGGCAAAGGTTCCGACGGAACGCCGTTTTTCTACACAGGAACAACAGACCACAATTGGCGCGGCAATAAATGGCGCGGCGTTCACACCCCGAACGCTGGATATGCGGTCACGATGGATACTGCAATGGCTAACAACACTCTTGGTATTCATGATGCGAGTGGCTACGGATACCACAATGGCGGTATTTGGCATCAACTGCCGGATGTTGACGATGTGTTAGGATGGATGGGCTTTCCCAATAGTGGACTGGTGTGGTTGGCTATACCATCATCAAGAAGTCAATACAACAATGTTGGTGTGGTGTTTTCCTACACTTCGCGCACACAAAACGGTCGCGGTGGACCTCATACCTTTTTTGGTGTTGAAGGCTTTGGTGCAAACTCAATGGCGGCAACTTGGTTTGACTCTCAAGATAAGGCTGGACCAACCAGCGTATCATCCTCACGCGCGCCTGTTATTATCAGTCCTCATCTCAACCAAACAACCATCGTGACCGACGAATTGATTGCCGCGGCGACCGCTTACGCTTTTACTGTTGACCCCAACGAAGGCAACCAATACTTTGACTGTTCACATCTGCGCGCACCGGATGGTCGCACCTATGGAGAAATTATGGGCGACAATGCACAAACTGCAATTGAAATAACCAAGTTTAATCAAGACAAAGAAGTGATACCGTTGAACAAAATGTTCTCCGTTTCGCTATCACCCGATTGGGGACTGCAATCCAGTATCGTTGAACATGCTACCATTAACGCTTCATTTTCGTCGGGGGGACAATTTGGTGGTCTTGGGGATAAAGTAGGTTCAACAATGGAAGAAGTCGGCTATCTCCCTCACACCTTGCTTACAATTACTACAAGATACAAAGGGAGTAATGCAAACACAGCAACGCCTGTTCTTGTTGACCAAACCAACAATGCTATTCCTATTGATAATTGGCAAAAACATTTGCGCGGTGATAAGTTTACACGCTATGAAGGGGACCATATTACACCCTCGCTTGAAGCCGCGACTTACGAACTTGACCCGCAAACCGCTGGATTAGCATTCCCCGGTGGGACTGCTTACGACACTTACCAAATCCAAATGCGCGACCCTGCTTTATTTACTGTTCTTGGTCGTCAATACGCGTGGCAATTGCAACATGTTGACACCGGCGGTAGCAACTTGAATTATGACACTTCAACCGAGTTTGGTGGTAGCACCACAATTGACGGGTCTTGGACTCCTTTCAAACGCATGGATATTGATGAAGACACTTACATTTATTGCGCCGCATTGAGTTCAATTGACGCGCCAACTGATGTTGCGCAAGACCTACTCGCTTGGCATCACGACGACAGCAAAGGTGATTTCAAAGACAAAGTAATTGTCAACGCAATTCTTCAACGATTCAAGTTTGTTAATGACATTCAAGGTTTGCGACTTCGCGCTAATCGTAGAGGTAAACCATTGTTGTATTTCCGTGGCGCACAAGACAGCATTGACCATCATGTGCCGTTGTATTTTGGTGGTGGATTCAGCGGTGTCGTTATGGACATCAATGATAGTTCGCGTGTAGATTACAGCGCGCATAACAAACACCCATACGCCAGCGGACCAACAGGAAGTGCTGGACTGCAAGACATCGGAGAAAAAATGGGAGCCTATGCGCTTCTTGACACTACTGCGTTATTTGCTATGTTCCCTGCCGCTATAATTACCAACCAGCATCGCGGTGAAGCAACACCACCGTTTGCTAATCAAGACGCTGTTCTCAATCCCGACATTGACGGCAACACCAACACGCATACGATACCTACTACAACTTACACCAATGTCAATATCGCGCAACCTACGCCAGTTGTGCTTCGTTTTGCTCACCCTTATGCGCGCTACACAGACTCAACCAACAGCGTAGCCTACATGATATTTGGTCCCGGTCAAGCGGTTCCTAAGCATTGGTATGGTGAAGGTGTTGCAATAGATGTAGCCAAAGAGCCGTCTGCAAAATGGACTGCCGCGTTCAAAAAATACTGTTCGCTTGATGGAGCAATGGCGACTACTTTTAATCAAGGCAACGAATCGGGTTATTTCCTGCCGAATGAGTTAAGCAACGGAACGCTCAACGGCGCGGCAAATCAATTCTTACCACCAGCAGACGCATATAGCGCAAACAATGTATTCCCTTACACAACTTTCCGACATTGGGAGCCGTCGTATGGTTCACCAAACAGCGCGTTTAATCAATCTATTTCAACAGAAGCACGCTATGTCAGCAGTCATTTCTTCGGTGCATCATCAGCCGCACAAAGCGCGGCAAATGAATACGGTCATCCATTCTCTTTCTACGCCGCGGCTGTTCGTTTTTCATCAGCGCGAGTCAAATCATTTGCTCTTGATAAACTGATATTCCACCTTGACGGAGGCTACACCGCTGGTGGGTCTTGGTTTGATAACAGCGTGCGAAAGAACGCGCCTCATCCAATCACAGCAACACTGGTCAATTCGGTAAACGCGACCGTTCAATACATTGACCGACTCGGACTTAACGCGACAATGTTCCGAGTTGGTTCGCAAGTCTTGACTGACTACGACGACAATTTAGATGCGGTAGTCCCCGATGATGTGTTTTTGATTGACGCAACGCGTTGTCAAAACAGCGAAGAGTTGGGTGCAGTTGTTGCCGCGGCAATCAATACATGGCCCGGTCGGTCAAACCTCAAGGCTCTTGGTGGTTCTTTCCTCCCATCATTCCAAGATGCGCAACGACAAGACCGCTACGGTTGGATTGATGTTGGTAGTCTTGGGGCCTACACAAATGAACCACACGGTCTTGTTTCCGTAGGAACTGCTCTACCGATGACACTGCCGGAAAATGGTTGGATACGCGTCAGCAACGGCACAAAATCCTACTACGGCTACTACTCTCACTACGATGTTGCACAAGGAACATTTATTCTTGGAGGAAATATGCGTAGCGGATTTAAGCGTTTAGAAGAACCTGCGATTGGCGGAACAGGTGATGTTTCATCCGTTGAGGGAGAGGGGCACAAAGTGTTTGTTTGGTCAAAGGCTGGCAACTTGCGCTGGGACAACGGGTTTCAAAACGCAGTTGACGGAACACGCTCAACAGGAACAACATCATCGGGTCAAATGTCAAACGGTCCATTTGACCACTACGCGTCAACACAGGTTCACTTTAATGGTGCAACTGATGCCATAGACCGAACACGCGCAGTTGGTGCAGTGGGTTGGCATGGTGAACGATATTCATACTTCAACAGTCTTAACATCAGCGACAAGGTTGCCGCAGGTCTTGGCGCATGGCATCCTATGATGGGCTTCACACCTTACGGTGCGGCTACTGCTTGTCATAACCCACAATCATTAGAATGGGTTTTGCGTCTTGTGTCGGGGTCCGGGGCGGAAACAACAGACAACGGAGAGCATGTGTGGGAACCAAAAACCAATACACATAACGCCACATCGTTGCATCAACGACATTTTGTTGTCGTGTCTTACGAAGGTGATTTACCAATCATTGCTAAAGCCGCGCGCAACGGACAACAGACCTGTGGAGACATGCTTCAACTCAAGTGGGGAGGAACACAAGGTGGGACTATTACAGCGTATCATAATGAGCGTTTCAACAACGACCGCTACAACGCTGAATCAAATGCAGGGCCACATGTTGAGGCTATGCATGACACAACAATGACAACACCAACAAACGACAATGCAAATAGTCGTCTTTGGACACATGCGGCTTCAACTTCACTTGCGCAAAGTGAAACTTGTCTCTACCCAACAGGTGATTTATTCTTTGACAAAACCGAAAATCCAAACAACGCGCATTATCCAAACGATAACATTTTTGATTCGGAAGTGGCGAAGACTGAAAATGTTGGCTATGATACCTACGGAACACACAGGGATACAATCTATTCCTACTTTAAAACACGATACGCGGGTCGCAATTTCTTTGCAGAACATGTGGTATGGAAGCGTATGGGTGGTGGCAACCTCACACTCCCTGCTCAAAACGCACGCGGTCTTGGTTCTATGCCTTGGCAAGTTCACAAGGTTGGTTCGGAATATATCCGATTTGGTGAAACTATCTACGGTAATGTGCGGTTTTCGTTTGAGACTACCAACGCGGCAATGTATCCTGTTATCCAAGCACAAGAGTTGGCTCATCCCGCTCTTGCTGAACAATATCCTTACGAAGTTCAAAACGCGCTTAACATACCAAACGAAGAGATGCAATTCAAAGACATGGTTGTTGTTGATGATACAGGTCAAGAACACATACTGACAGGAGGTTCACCTCTTGGGGTTGTTATACGCGACTACAAAATAGTCCATGACCGAGAAAATGAAGGTCTTGCTCCTGCTTTAGCAGGTTCCGGTGTTGCACCGAACATGAAAATACAACTCCCCGACCATGATGAGATACCGGGCAACATACTCGTTCGTGCAGGGTTTGACCGTCTTCAAGCATACCAGCATGAAACAATAGGTAGCGGAGGACTTCAACATCCAAACCAGCCAACAAAACAGACGATTGATGCTTTCAATGGACAAAGCGACGGCCACCCTCGCACAGAACCGTTTTGGGAACAAGACGGGTATGAACACATCAATCAAAACCCCAACAGTTTCCCCGACAGCAACAAAGCATTGCAATCGGAAAACATTCTTGAAACATCATACGAACCTCACGACCGCGCGTTGTATTTTCACATCACCAAGATGGGCTACACCTACACGGAGCGTGAGCCGTTGCGCATTGTCAACAACACCATGACACTCAACCGTCTTACGGTTGCGTCTGTTGGAACAAACACAATCACGACCAAAGAGGCTATTGTTGCTGACATTTGGAAACAAGACCCTACACCCGATGGACGCTACTTTTTGTCAATCAACGGCACAATTGCATCATTCACAGATGCGCCCGACGGTGGAACACAGTTCACCGGTGTTGCGTTTGCGCCCGATTTCACCGCTTCCGAAGATGATAGCATCAAGCCGTCATTCTACATACCCGCAGGTTCAACACGACAGTTTGCGGCACGCCGTTTGCGCGACCATGCAGAAGTGAGTGGCAACAGTCCGGACAAACCTCACACGAACTGGTCAACTCTTTCCGCTGGAACAAGTCCAGCAACTTTAGTCCGCGCGGCAAACAAACTTACCCCAATGCCGTTGCCTCGTATGGGGCATCATTATGTCATGCCAACAATGGCTATGCTCCCCGGACACCTTGCTCACCCGCTTTACCAACGAATCTATCAAGCAAACCGCGCATGTTTTGGTGCAACTGATTACGACACATCCAAGACCATCGCCAACCCTCTTCTTTGGTTCTCCGGAACCACAGCACCCAATCCTCCAAGCGACATTCACGGTGATGGATTCACACTGTTGACTGAAACAAAACTGCGCTTTGATGGATACGGTATTGCTGATGATACCGCGGCATGTAATGCCGCAGGTGGACACAGAATACAACTTGAAGTTGGTTCAGCAAACGGAGCAAACTACAACACACAATTTCACTTCCCCGACCCAGCAGAAGTAGGCGCGTATCAAATTGTTATTCAGCCAAATCTGTTCAGCAAGCAGTTGATGGGGAACAACGAAAATACAGTCTTCGCATCAACTGATGCACCAAAAGAACCCGGCGCAACAAACGCAACAGTGCGCACACTCACTGACCAACTGTTTGCTACTGTTGTCGGAATGAAAAGTCGCGACCTTATTCTTTCCGAAGCAACAATGGCTGATGTGCGCGGTTGTGAAATCTATCTTAACGAAGTCATTTTGGATATTGACCCGTCAACGCGCGAGCAGTTTACCAATATACCTACGCTTGGTTTAAGCAACCCATTCGGTGTCAACGCGACTTCTTCGGGTGCATTTACGCGTCGCAGTCTGCCGTATCACCCGAACATGTTTCATCGTTCAACACCCGGACACACCGTGACTGTTCCGTGGTGGAGTGTCGCGCTTGCATCTTCTACTGTGTTTTCATCAACCTCACCGTGGAAAGGTTCTCAATTGTATCATCCCGACGATTACTACTTGTTCTGTCGCTCTACGCTTGGTGCTGTCGGAACACAAACCACGATGCTTGGATACCCGTCTCATTATCTTGATGTTTACACAGACTACCTTACATCGCTTACGCCTGTCGCAAATGTTGAACATGCGGACCAAGGGAACAACAAACTGTATGTGCGCAACAACAATTTGTTCCCTGTTGCTGGGGCAGACTACTACGCGCAATATCTTGTTATTGTTGATGATAATGGGGTAGAGCAAACAGCATCATACGAAGACCGAGGATACATCAGCGGTGTAGGTGCGAATGGGCCTGTCGTCTTTAACTCGGTCGCGGCCATAACAAGTGGATTTTGGACTGCGGCTGTTCAAAACGCAACTGTCCGACTTAAATCAAAATACAACAACCTTGGTGCTGGTGAAGTTTACACCAACTCTAAAGCAAGCGTGGCTACGCGCAATTTACCACAGTTGCTATCGGGAACGCGAGATACCAACAGCCTACACTTACCCGACGCGTATCTGTGCCTATGGCATTACAACCTCGGTCGCCCGATGACATGGTTCTCCGATAGTCAAACAGACCGAGCAACTAAGAATGACCCCGCGGTTGACAAGAAAGCATACAACCACGCACCCGAACACTTTGAAATGATTCACTACCATGAGTTTACTTACGCTATGAGCGATGGTCCCTTCAAGTTCCGAATGAAATCACCGAGCAATGTGGATGGTTCAATCGCTGACACATATTCGGTAGCCGCGCTTATCAATCAAGCAGGGGTAGATGGAAAGTCGCGCAAATACAACCTCGGTGCGTTTTGGCCGGGTGGTCATCGTTTTGGTGCGCAGATGAGTTCACTATCACTCTACGGCACAGCCGCACCCGGATGGCGCGATAAATGGGATAGCAACATCATCAAGCAAGTGTCGGATGCAGATGGACTTGTCATCACAAACGGTGATGTAGAAACAATTACAGAAACAATTTTGTCCAAGACTGCACATAAACAAGCAGGTTGGGGATACCGTGTGTCTCTTCGTCAACCCTACAATCGTCCACGATGGGCTATCAAATCAAATCAAGGTTTGCGCGATTCTCAAACCTACTACCACTTCCAAGCGGAGGGACCGTTTATCAGCAGTCAAAACGGAACAACGCGCATCAATCAACAATCGGGCAGTTCAAACACAACAGGCACAGCAACCACCAACCCAAACTATGTCGGTATTATTGAACGACAAACCAACGCATCCGCGCTAATCGGTAGCGACCTCAAGTTTCAACAAGTGCGATACAGCGATGGTCGTCGTATGACCAAAGGGTTTGGTTGCGCGGTTCGGAACTTCCGCAACCCAACCACAGCAATTCGTAAGTTCCACGCAGACCTCCCGGCTGGACATAAAGCCGGAACAGATGTTGATGACCAACGGGTAAACCTCGCATTGGCTCAAGCGCACTACATGATTGATTGGTGGGGCAACACAACCGGTGAAGAGGTTCGTCGTTTCCCTGTGCGCGGTTTTGGTATCCGACCATCGTGGGACCCCGAAGATGCATACCGCGCGACAGATAGAACAAAGTCTGCTGAATCAATGTATTCAACAATAACAGGTATGGTGTTTTCCGAAGCCAGTGTCAACTTCTTTGACCCTGCTACGGCGAAGCGCGTAGGCGACCGTGGTGATGGGCGCGGTGTTCGTTATCCAACATACTTCAACGAAGACATACTCCAAGATGTTTCGGAGGATATGCGCCCGTTCGGTTTGGTCTTGTCGCACCACACCAGTGAACCTCCGTTTATGGGTGGTTTCTTGCGCCCTTCAAATGTTCAATTGCAATCTCATGAAGTTCCTCGTGGTATAAGCGCAAAATTAGAACTTGCAGGTGATGACGGACTACTCAAGCGCGAAGCGAATGTAGGAACGAATGTTGAAAAATCAAACTTCAATTTTATGCAAGAACCAATTGCAAAATCAAAACCGCGTATTGGGATAGATGGGACAAGTGTGGTTGAAAACAATGGAGAAATGTCGCCACGATATATCATTGCCAGCACAGAAGCAACAAGCGTTCACACCGACCGACAAGTTGGACAACGATTCATTCTTGCAGGTGGTGTCAGCACAGCAAACCGCGCAGTTGACAACCTCAACCTACACACGCTTAACCTTTCATCAGCCAAGCAAGTGATGAAGTTTGGAACAACACACGGTATTCCTCCAATCGGTGGGACTTACATCATGGAGGTGTCGTCGGATGGCGAAAACATCAGCGACCATCATTGGGGTGCGTCTTCCGGTATTACAACCAACCCATATCAAACCAGCAACCACGACTCAACTTCTTACAAGACCAACACCAAAGACACAACCATCAAGTTCCTTGTGCGTCCAGTTCGCGTGCTTGACAACCAACACATTGAATTATTCCGTGATGATACGACGCATGTGTTATCCGCTACCGCCGCCGGTCGCTACGGCGTATTTGTTTACGATGCACCAAATGCACGCGCCGCTGATGGAGCGTCTTCTTACATGCGCAACAGCAATCCAACACCAAGCAACCCTCCCTACGCGCCTGTTTATCTGTTTACGATTTCGGGAAGTGGAGCATCAACAAGCGCACCTGCGAGCGTTGGACCAAAAATACCCGGTAGTGAAGCGAGTGATTTCACAACACTGGCAACACAACCTGTGGCGCGTATGATTGTAAGCAATAACACACTGCAACACTTCCGTGGGGACGCATCTCGTAGGCAGTCGGTAAACGACGGGAATGAGTCTTTTGTTCGTCTTGACTATACGGTGCAACCGCGCTACACACAATCGCTTTTCGCTGGCGACAAACTCAACACGAGCAACCACAGTTCGGAAGGAGATAGAACTGACAATACGGGGTTGGGAGCATGACATTTGCCGTCCCTACGCCAGCAAACGCTTCCTATGTTGGTCAGCGTCTTGGACGCGCAAAAGAACTTCACGATGAAATCGGAGCCATCGCCGAAGAGCCGACATTTGTAGACAATGCTGTTCACCATGTTGTTTACGAAACAGTTCAAGACAACAGCAAAAAGACACAAGTAAGCAAACCAAACCAAGCAGATTTTCAACCAACTCATCCGCGTCGCTACCGAATCAGTGAGACTCAATCTTCTGTAAGATTAGCGCATACGACGCATGAAGACGCTCCTTACTTTGATGGTCAACAAATGAGCGCGACATCAAACCGTCCTGTTTTGTTGATTGATACTCGCGACCCAACTCTACGATTGAGAACGCAAGGCATATCATCAGCATCCAAAGGCGCGCAAATTGAACTTATCAACATGAAGGGTAGAAGTTTGGCCGATTTTCAAATGGTTGATACGACTCATGTTTACGCTGGACAAACAATAAGCGTGGGTTTGCGTAGCACAGATTTGGTTGAAAAGTTGTTTACGAAAGCACTGCATGGATTGAACAGCGTTGAGTCAAAAGGCAACAGCACGCTCTTTGTCGCGCAAAACTTCAACTCTACTGTCTTACCCACAGCAGTGCGTTTCCTTGGGCGACATGACCACTACATCATGTATTACGACCGCTTTGGGAACTTCATCTACGCGCCAAAGATTTTCAATATCAAAGACCGAGATTTAGGTGTTCAGCGCGGAATCGGTAAAACGAAGGTTGACCCTATTACTGATGTGGCTAATCGCATCCTAATGCGCGGAACAGGTATTGCACTCAACGATGCTATTAGCGTTGAAGTTGATGATGCAGAAGCGCAGAAGCGACAAGGCTCAATCAAGCAAATGAAAGTCAAAGACCCCACGGTCAACAATGAAACGAAGGCACGAAGTAGCGCAAATCAAATGCTTCGCCTTAACAAAAAAGCACAAGGTGCGTTGCAATCAAATCTACACGCGCAATCGTGGGACATAGAACCCGGTGATGTTGTCAATTACAAATCACCTGCTGGTGATGTGCGTCAAGGTATTATTGAATTAGAACACAAATCCGATGGGACTTCAAACTTTCAAATGCTTTCATACGAGGCTGGTCTTGAAGCCGTGGTCAACGCCTTCGGAGACAGCGCAGATATGGATGACGAAGAAGGTGAAGCAGACCGCAGTCAGCAAGTAGTCAGCATAAACAAGAGTGGTGTTGGTAGTTCGCAGTTGAAAGTGCGCGGTGTATTACTGGTGCGACCGGTCATCGGTAAGTTGGCGAGAACCAAAACGAGCGCGTTGAATACAGGCTCGGACATCCACGCTGGCATCCTTTTGGCTCACCGCAACAGCGGATATGGCGCGGGACGGTCGGCTCTTGGTTTCGGTATCACGAAGCGCATCAGCGGCACACATGCGGCAGGGGCTATCACGGTCGCCAGCACCGATGGTTTTGACTCAAGCGGCCATCTCATCATCGCTGACCAATCGCTCGTATCGTATAGTGGAAAAACAGCCACTACATTCACAGGCGTAAGTTTGGTAAGTGGGGCCGCAATACCCGGTTCAGCGGCGGAGGTGCGTATGCTCCGACCGCGCGCACATGAAATGCGAACAACGAAGGGACGACGAATACGGAGGAAGATTTGATGCCAATGCTCAACGCTATCAAGAGACGCTTGGTTGAACACCTCGCAACGCTTGTCAACGAGTTGCATGTTGGTAGCGACGGGACCATTGCAACATCCGAAGACGGTGGTGCGCGCACGATGGCGCGCGTCGTTCCTCGTGTGCAAATCATTGACGACACCAGCATCCTCGTTGAAGGCGTGCTGAACGCGTCGCATGTCTTCGCAAGCCCTATCCAAGAGGTTTACCTACAATACAAAGACGCGTCTACCGGAGAGTTCATTCCGGTGTATCGTGCTGACATCCACTCACTCACAAAGAGCGCGGAAAACGAAGTGCGCTTCTCATTCATTTTGGAGGTGTCATGATGAGTCCGATGGAGAAAGCATGGCGTTTGCTCAAAGCACCCGAAGGACCGTGGTATCATGGCACATCGCGCATGAATCAAGCCAACCAAGAGGGACTGCAACCGAAAGGGCGCGTGCGCTATCCCGACAACACTCAAGCACCAAGCCCCGGACTCTTCTTCACGACCGACCCACAAGAGGCGCGCGGTTTTGCAACACAGTCTAAGTCAAATCCAAACGAGCGACCCGGTGTGGTGCGCGTGCAAAATGTAGAAGGAACTCCAATAAAAATGAAAGGTGGGGGACGACACATCGTTGTGCGGAAGCCCGTATTGAGAGACAGATTTGAAGAGGTGAAAGACGATGGCAACTGATAACATCGCGGGACATACAGCCGCGCAGAACACACTTGGTGAAGACGGACTACGAGATGGGGATTCATTATCACCTGCGACATTAACGAACTTGATTCAAGGTGTGCATGGTAATGGAATCATCCGATACCAAGACGGGGCCTTTGACTCTTCACGCAACGAAACCAACAGCGGCAACCAACCCGGTTCAATGGTGCGCGCTTCTTCAAGCACGCTCACTGTAAGTGGTGGCTTCCTTGTGCTTGACGGCGCGCTTTATGAGTTCGGGAGTGGTGTTGGCAACACCATCACGCTTGACCTCAACAGCGGTTCACATGGTAGTGGCGCGCTTGCCCTATCAGCCAACCAAGAAGCCATCTACACTATCTATGTCGCACCAAGTGGCGGCAACAACAAAGTTCACTACGAAGGTGGAAGCCCCGCAGATACAACGACCGGTCTTTACCCATCCGCGTCCAACCAATATCTCATCAACTACAAGTCACTCTCGTTGGGTGATAACGCCAAAGCCATTGTGCTTGCGCATGTCCGTGTTCAATACACAGCCAGTGGTGGTGGGAGCAACAACCTCAACATTGTTGAAATCAATGACAAGCGTGTATTCATAGAAAGCACAGCCGATTACCGTGTGCCGCTGTCGCTTGCCGCAATCGCGAGTGGTGAAATTGTTGATACAGGCGCGCATGGTATCAATAACATAGCACACCTCAACGCCATTCACAACGATAACGGTGAACTCGCTACCACAGATACAGTCAATGTGCATTGGGTCAGTCATCCGCGCTACGGCTCCTTTGCTCAAACGCCACCGTCAGCCAGCGACCCCGGATATGGTCAAGGACCATCGCGCGGCGCAGACCGTGGAACAGGGCATGTCGCTGACACATTCTATTTCGCGGGGCGCAACAATCAACAGACCGGACACTACTCGGTGCGTCTGCAAGGTATGGGTGTTGACGCAACCACTACCGCGCTAACCACAAACGGCACATGGGTTATCACATCGGACGGTGATTCTTTCTTCATGCTTGCGCCAAATGCAGGTGTTGACATCACACTTCAACCCGAAAAGGACGGAACCAACTACAAGTTCCCCGAAGGACACATCATTGAAGTGTGCAACAACGGCTTAGGGAACATCATTTTTGATGACTTGAGTGGTGCTAATGAAACAGTGGGGCCAACTCACCGCGCTACCTTCATTTACGAAGGAAGTGTTTGGATACGATGCGACTATCAATCGGCCATCATATCGGGAAGTGCGATTGCCGCGATTTACGACAACAGCGGGACACCAGCGTTCACCACAGGTATCACCAAAGCAGAAGTCCAAACACTTCTCAACATTGAAGACAACGCAGATGTGACAGACACAGCAAATGTCACCGCCGCGGGAGCATTGATGGACAGCGAAGTCACGAACCTTGCTCAAGTCAAGGCGTTCGCCGCATCCGATTACGCAACAGCCGCACAAGGCGCAAAGGCTGACAGCGCGCAACAACCTCCATCCGAAGGAGCATTCGCCAACGGAGACAAAACTAAGTTGGACGGTATCACCGCAGGTGCAAGCACAGGAACAATAACGAGTGTAGCAACAACCGCACCAATCACCGGAGGGACAATAACAACCACAGGGACAATTGGTATAAGCGCGGCTACAACAAGCGCGGCAGGTTCTATGTCGGGTGCTGACAAAACTAAGTTGGACGGTATTGAAGCAAGCGCGACAGCAGACCAAACCAATGCTGAAATACGCGCGGCTGTTGAAGCGGCTACTGACTCCAATGTGTTCACCGATACTGACCACACGAAGTTGAACGGTATTGAAACGGGCGCGGATGTCACTGACGCTACCAATGTCAACGCCGCTGGTGCGGTTATGGAAACCGATGTTAATGCCAAGGGCGACATCTTCGTAGCAACCGCCGCCAACACTCTCACGCGCTTGGCGGTAGGAACGAATACCCATGTCTTGACAGCCGATAGCGCGGAGGCATCCGGTGTCAAATGGGCCGCGGCTTCGGGCGGTGGTGGTGGCGCGGCTCCCGCTATTGAAGATAACAGTGGAACGCCTGTGTTTGCTTCGGGTATCACCAAAGCAGAAGTGCTAACCCTACTCAATGTTGAAGACGGTGCAGATGTGACCGATGCGGCCAATGTCACTGCCGCGGGAGCGTTAATGGATAGTGAAGTGACCAATCTCGCGCAAGTCAAGGCATTTGACTCCGCCGACTATGCTACTGCGGCTCAAGGTGTTTTGGCCGCCGCCGCTTTGCCAGCCGGACAAGGTGGTGCTGAACCATACAACCCCGGTCCCGGTGCGGGTAATTGGGTGGGCGCGCCCCCTGCCGATTTAGATACAGCAATACAACGATTAGCGGCGCAACTCTTCGCATTAGGAGGGCCGATACCATGATACCGTTGTGGGTTGCGTTTTTGATGGCGTTTATCGCTGGCTTCATTACGATGTGGTTGGCTACGATTGAATCAAAGGATTCGTTCATCATCTTTGAGTCGGAAGAAGAATTGCAACAAGCATGTTGGGATGGATTACGCAAGGGGATGAAGTGAATGGGTAAACTCAAAGAACGCTTAAGTCAAACTTGTCCGGGTTGTCATGAGACAGTTCTCGCGCAAAGGCTTGAAGGGCGGTATGTTAATGACCGTGATACGCGTGTGCTGATATGGGAGTGTCCGCTTTGCTCGCGGCTATGGCGCGAATCAAGACTGGCGAATCCTAAGTTCAAACAACACGGAGTTGAATAAAATGGCGAGCAATAAAGCAAAAAAAGGCGGCATGGTCATCGTTATTGGTGTTGGGAAACCATCAAAGAAAAAGAAGGGCGACCTCAAGAAAAGTGGTCCGCGACGGATTGGTGGTGGGGATAAAACAAAACGCGCAACCAAAGCATTATTTCAAGAACAGATGGAAAATAACCCTAATCTCCTCAATGAACGCATGGAGCGCGCGGGTGTTGATGCAGATTTCATGAATAAATACATGGAGCATACTCATAACATGTCGCTTAATGATGCAGTCAAAGGTGGCGATGTTGACATTATGGCGGCCATACGACGAGCGCGTGGTGTGAAACAACAAAACGCTGGCTCCTTTCACGAAGACGGACGACCAAAAGAAAGATTACTGGCATTATTGAGAAGGAGACAAGTATCTCCTGCCGCGTTCCGAGGGTCAGTTCAAAATAGACCATTCATGGATTTCCAAGAGCGTATAGACCAACTTGCTGAAAGAGCGCATGAAGGACGAAACCAAGAGCGGCAACAACAGCGAGGGGCAAGGGGAGAGCGAAGAAACGAATCCGAAGACCCCGATGATGTTCTTTACGAGCCGGAGCCGAATGAAGAATTGGGTGAAGATTATGAAGACGACCCCGACATAGTGAGAGAATATCCCGAAGACACACACACAAGAACAGGTAGGTTTAGCGGTCGTGGTAGTTTGTTCTACGAACCTGCGACCACAGCGTCAAGCACTTTACCGTTCGCGTCAAGTGGAAAAACAAGGAGAACACCGCGTGCAACTATGCGCGCACCGAGGGGTAGCGTTGAAAGTGAAACTTACGGATTCGGCGCGGCCAATCCTTACGCGCCAACTTCGGCAGGTTCGGAACACGAAGAGACTGACATGGACGCGGTTGAAGCCGACATGTATGGACTCAAGCGCACATCCTCCGATAGCACAAATGTCATGGACGCGGCGTGGGCTTTGTTGAAAGCGAATCCCGACATGACCGACTCGGAAGGAAATACTGTCCATCCCTCGGTGATGAACCACGCTCAACAAGCACGCGCGCTTGAAGACTCGTTGCAATACAATGATGATGACTTGAACATGCGACCGGACATGCGAGATGATGAAAACACCTCCGAATATCGTGAAGGGTTGAAAAGGCCACGATTCGCACAAACAAAGGTTGGTGGAGAAACCATGCAAGGACACCATGACTTTGCTCGCGACCGCTCTAAGCGCGACACAAGCGAGTATATGCATGACCAACATGAAATCGGCCATGAAGGAGGCAACTTCGGACCCGACCCGCACATTCAACGAACGCCACGACTTGAAGCAAAGAGAACACCTCAAGAAGATGAGATGCACAACCTAAGTCAACAAATTGGACAACTCGCACAAACTCGCGAAGAGGAACACGGATTCAAACTCCCAAGTTATGATGAATGAGGTGCGCGCATGTCGGACCTTTGGTGGCGCATCACGAAAATGAAAAAGGAGGCCAAGTCTCCCGCCGCCAAAGAGCGTAAACGCAAATACGAAACTGAATACGAATCTACGCCCGCGCGTAAGAAATACCGACGGGAGTTGGAGAGTGAGCGTCGCAAGCGCGGGGTCGCAGGTAAAGGTGGTAAAGACATGAGCCACACGAAGACAGGAAAGATTGTCCCCGAAGACCCACACACGAACAGGGCGCGCTCTCATCCATCCGTAGGCTCAACGCTCAAGATGGTGGTGGTCAAAGCACCGCTTTACGATACAACCACAGGAAAACAAGTTGCGGGACAACCAGCACCATTGCCGGATTTGAAACAACCGGGGTATCAGTTCGCGTTTGATAGAGCGTTCAAGAACAATGAACATGAAGCACCGATGAGCGATTTTTTATACATTTCACCCGACCAATCAACTCGCGCACGAGTAGAACTACCACACAAAAACTTTGGTGGTAAACCGAGAGCCACAATTCCTCTCATGGCTGTTCATCGGGATATGCGCGGTCAAGGAAAAGGGCGTGAGGCTTTGCGCAATTTGAAAGAAGAGTTGCGAGAAGTTGCCCCGGAGTTGACTAAGCCCCCACGACCGCTGGCTGTGGGAGGATTAGACGCAATACGCTTTTGGGATAAAATGAACAACGAAGGATTAGCGTCTTATGAATTGGAAAACGATAACTACGATGAAGATGTGGCGCGTCTTTACGAAGGTCTTGACGACGACAATAAAAGTGAACCAATGGACATCGCTTTGCGGTTGCTCAAGGAGCAGAAGAAACTCTTCGTTCAAGGACAGAAGACCCTTGATGGGCGACCTGCCTTCATGCCGACTGACTTTGCGGCGGAGGAACAACGAAGACAAGCCGCCCTAAAGGAAGCCGAGGAAAAAGAACAACGAAGACAAGACCAAATCGCGCAAGCCAAAAAAATCGGGCTTACTCCTCTTCCTTTTCAACAGAACCCGGAATAGGGATGTTGTTCAACTTGCGCACGACCAAGTTCACGACTTGATAGGCAATCTCAAACAGCAAGAATAATCCAAGAACGATTAAAACGCTTTCAATCATTGACCGCGCCTCGCTATGATGTCATCAATGCGGAGAATGGAGCAAGCAACCTCGGTTGCTGACTTGATGATTTGTTCAACAAGCGCGGCAGGTTCCCACACATTGTGTGGTCGCATGTCAACGATTGAGCCTTCTCCGTTGAAATTGATGTAGAGTCCCATGTCGGGTGATACCGAACGCAACTCCATAACCACATCAAGCGCATCCATTCCAGCATTGCTGGCAATAGCCGCAGGGATGATTTCAAGAGCATCAGCAAACGCCTCCATACACATTCTCTCACGAGCAGTAGATTGTCGCTCATGAGTAGCATGGTTGCGCACAGCCATCGCCAACTTGGATAAGACCGCACCTCCACCGGGGTAGAGTCTCTTGTCGTTCATGTAGAGACAAGCCACACCAAGCGCGTCATCAAAAGCACGCTCGTATTCATCCAGTGTTTGTCGGGTAGCACCACGAACAATCATGGTGATGGTGTCGCTTTCCTTCGCTTCAATTGAAACATAGTCAAGTTCACCGATACGGATGGGTTTGATTGCACCTTCAATACGCGCTTCGTAGTCATCGGCAATTTCGGTGATGCGGTGATGAATTGGGATACCTGTAATGCGAGCGATGCTGTCCATGTCGCTTTGTTGAACACGACTCACAACGGCTATGTTTTTTGCATCAAGGTATTTTGCAACTGCTTCATGCACTCCATCGCGAACAATGACAACATCAGCCATCTCGCTTATGGTCGCACTAATGTTGCTCAAAATCTGCATCTCCTGTTCACGAATGTGTGCAAGTTGAGCAGGGTCTTGGATTTGCATTTGAACATCTTCGTAGTTGAATCCATCAACACCACCGTCAAGCAGTAATACGCGTGGATTCTCCTTGCCGGAACAGTCGGGGTTGACAAACATCTTGTTGAGGATAAGACCATTGTGGAGGTAAGAGTCTTTCATGTCTCCACCTGCTTGAGTAAGCGTGCGAACACGGTCAAGGTTGCCGTTAACAGTCAGCGCGGCATTTTCAACAAGTTGAGAGGCAAACCCAAGAGCAGACTCGGATGCTTTACCTCGCAGGGCGGTAGCGGCCACAAGGTCAACGCCGATATTAGTTTCGGGAACCGGCATATCTTCAAGAGCAATCTTGGATGCTTTGTTGAATGCGCGCACAATTGTTTGTGGGTGAATACCTCGTAGAAGTAATCCTTCGCTCAATGCAAGCATTTGTCCAGCAAGAACAACGACACTGGTGGTTCCGTCTTTGCAGACTTCTTCTTGCGTTTGACTGGCTTGCACCATCATTTGCGCACCGGGATGTCCAGTTTCAAGTTCACGGAGAATGGTAATACCATCGTTGGTCACGATGGTTTCTCCTCGTTCATCAACGAGCATTTTGTCCATTCCCGCGGGACCAAGCGTGGACCTCACGGTTTCGGCTACTTGCACAGCGGCGCGGATATTACTCATTTGGGCTTCTCTTCCAGTTTTTCTTTCTTCTGTCATGGGGGGTTCACCATCCTATGTGGTATTCTTCAACGATGCCTGTTTCTCGGTTCCGGCTTTTTACGAAGCCTTCATTTCTTCCATGAAGAAACAAGTCATAGTTGAGTTGGCAATCTGCAATGCAGTATTTGATGACTTCTGCGTGTCGGCCTTCTTTCCAAGCCACAGGCGCGTCTGCTGAATCCATAATTTCTTTTCCTTTACCCAGCGTGTGCTTACACAGCGAGTCAAGGTGATGGCTTTTCCCGCATGCTTCACGCAGGGACCAAGAGGTATCAAGGATGTTTTCTTTTTTGCTAAGGAGAACGCCAGCGTAGTGCATGTCCAACGCGTCTCGGAGGACGGGGAGGTCAAAGCCTCGTATGTTGTGTCCAACAATGATACCACCATCGTCAACATGCTTCTTGAGATGTTCACCAATGTCGCGAGGATGGAGAGGGTGCATGTGCGCGTCTGCTACAATCACACCGTCGGCTTTGGTGAAGACATGTGCTTCTTCGCCGTCCCATGTTGCAACCACGGTCGGTTCAAACATGTGGGTGTTGCCCCACCCGCCAACATCGTGAGAGTAGTTTGCTGTTTCAATATCAATCGCCATTATTTTGCTCATTGGGATTCCTCCTTCATTTGAATGTAAACCGCGCTACCAACTTTTTGAGTGCGGAACATCTTCTCCACATCTTTGAATCGGCGATAGACGCTTGGCATACTCAATCCCATCTTGCTTGCATAGCGTGCAAACATATCGTTCTTGAGAACCCAACCTTCACCTTTGTTTTCAACCTCAACAGTCTTGAGACTCTTCATTGCATCCAACCATTCCTCTTTGCGCGCTACCTTTTCAGCGGCCTTTGCTCCGACTTCAACCTCGGACTCAAGCCAAAGGACAAGTTGCTCGTATATATCATAGAGGATTTCAGTAGCCATTTCAACATCGTCTCCTGTAATTTTCCATTCCGCGTCAAACGAAAGTTCATCACGCTCAACACGCATCAACGCAAGGTGAGTGGCGAAAATAACAGTATAGTTGAGTATGTTTGGGATGAAAGAACAAACAACATCACTCAAGTGTTTATCCATACCGCGAACAAGCGTGTAGTATTCTTCAACTGAACTCATCAGTTGAGGGTGAACTGACGGCTCAACGGTAAACATCTCGTGCATACAGCCACGCGCAACTTCTTCTTTGCTGGATGGTGCAAGAGCATCCCACTCTTGGTGGGTCATGTTTGCTATGTTTAACAGACGGGCTTCCGATTTTTCACGAATGCGAATGAAGTGTTGTGCGATGTCTTCAAGTGATTGAACTTCGGTCAACTTGTTCTTGAACACACCCTCCATCCGCCTCTCGGACACCATCTGTCTCATGTCGTCGCTCCACGGTCGGTAAATCAACAGCACACGCTGAAACAATCCTTTGGTCAGCACATACTCCTTGACACCGCTGGGTGGGAAAGAAGTAATCCAAAACGATACGCGGGATTCTGTTTCTACTTTACCGTTCTTCATGTGCTTAGTCAAGGTGTTGCTGTGGCTTCCGACGGGATTCATCGCTTGTTGTAGGTAGAGGATGACCTCGGAGAAGAATTGTTTTGGATTGGATTGAAGAAGGATTGAACCTTCATCAAAGTTCAAACATTTATTGCCGCCGAGTAATCCTTCGTTTTGAACGAGTTCGTATCCGCCTTCTCCGTCGCTCACTGAATCAATTGACCCGATGAGCGCGCTGTCTGTTCCACTGGTGAACATGTCAATGTTCAAACCTGCTAAGTCTGCGACTTCACCTGTGAACTCCCATGCAATTGACTTTCCGGACCGCGTTGCTTGAATCCAAAATACATGGATTCGCGGGTCAAGGGCCGAAGCCCAAACGGGTATTCGCACATAGTCCACGAGGGCTTGTCCTTGTAGGTAGAAGAAGGATATGAGGCCGGGAACTTCGTTGAAAAACGAAGTGGTCCGGAAACGCTCAAGGTATTCCTTCATCATTGGGTATTCTTTCACTGCTGTATATTGGTTCCATTGTCTTTGGGGCATTTTTCTATCTCCTTTGGGGGGCGGATGTCTCTTGGGGTGTGGTGGTCATCCTATAACCATTTCTTATTTTCTTGTTTATCACTATCCTATTATAAAGATAATTTTTGAGTGTATTTAAAGTATTCAACATGCGCGCTCACCTTTCAAAGCGAACTTCTTCTT